GATTCCGCCGACCGTCATCTTGTCGACGTAGGCCGGGGGCAATGCGCAGATCACGCAAACCAAGGACGTCAGGGCGTCCAGGGCTTCGTTGAACGATGGAAGCGGGTTTTCGCGGGACTTCAGGGTTTGATCTTCGTTCGCGTGAGCGTAGGCGATGAAGATATGGGTCCGGGTTCGCCTGATCTTCTGGATCGTCAGCGACGACGGGTCGGAATTCGGGTTTGATGACATGGCTTTTTGTTTTTGGGTTTGGGTTTTGGACGGAAGGGCGTCAGGCGGAAAAGCTTCGTCTTCGGCGGGCATTGTTCCGGGTCCAGCGCATAGAATTCGAAGCGGACCCCGGCCGAAATGATCGCGTCCGGCTTCGATCGGACGACATCGATCTTCATCAACCGCGCGGTCGCGTGAAGGACGCCGATCGCGTCCCCGTAGCTTTTGCCCCGGCGGGACCAGGCTTCGAAGTCCTTCAGGACCGCGACGTCGACCAGGGGACCCCCGGCAAGGCGGCGCCGGGGTTTGGTTCCTTTCAGGTGTGCGGACATGGGAAGATGACTTTCAGGCCCAGGACCCATCTTTCGATCAGGGTCGCCCGGACGCGGATTTTCAGCATTCGGAACGGCATCTTGAAACAAAGGCGGTTGCCGTCGTAAAAGAGCAGCCAATGGGGATCAGCGTAGACGTTGCGCATGATTAGAGCAGTTCGCATGGTCGCGAATACTTCGCTGCGATCTTCCGGGCGTGTTCGATGTTGTCGGGTTTGGTTGGCGGATCCAACAGGACGGCGATCGTCTGCAGGTCGGACAACATTTCGCCTTCGTGATCGGCCGACCGGTCCAGGATCGCCCGGTTTTGGGTGCGTTCGGTCAGCCAACCGGCGGCGAAAATGATCGCGGCGATGATCAGGAAAATCCCGGCGCTGATCGACCAGGCGACGAAGGAATTCGAAAGGACTAAGGCAAGGTTCATGATGTTTTCGGTTTGCGGATTTGTTCGATCCAAGAAAAGGCCCGATCACCCAGGGCGGTCGCGAATTCGACGCCCATCATAAGGTCCACCGATCAATAGGGCTGTGCTCATTTGATTAAAGGAGGCTCCTTCGTGGCCTGCTTGCGATCCTCGTCGGTCAGAGGGGGATGATACCGATTCAACGCCTGCGGAATGCCGATCCGGCGCAGGATGTGTGTCCCTTCCAGGGTTGGGATCCGCCCGACGTACTCGATCTCGTCCCAGTTGGCGCGGTAGTAGCATTCGCCCTGTCCTGGCACCATGGTAAAAGCAATGACGCCCCACTCCTTGACCTCGGTGACCTGCAGGCAGCAGCAGAAGAACTCCGAAACGCCCTTGCGATTGGTGACATGGACTACATCACCGGGGATCAGTTTGGTCGGTTTCATAGCACCCTTATTATCTTATGAGACCCTAACTCTACGGTCGCAGTAATTGATGAAGCTCTTGGTGACTCTTTCATCAAACGGAATACCCCGAGCAATCCACATCAAGCGCAGGATCCGCATCGTATTTTGCGAATGCTTCCCACTCGCCAATCGACGTTGAGCTTTCTCCCGGCGTGTCATGTTCGTATTATCGCTGAGGCCCACCACCCAGGGCCCCGACCCTGACCCGATTGCACAGCACCGCAAACGCCCCGCTCGCTGCGTCCACTATGTCCTTGAGCTTGGCAAAGGGGAAGAGCGCCAGCTGGTCCCGCATTGCTGGCCACTCCATCAATCCCTCCTTGACCCGGACGTTGCCTTCATTCACTTGGACGCTAAAGGGATCGGCCCGCAGCTCCTTGCTGCCAGTCACCTTGTCGCGCCCAGCGGTAAACCCAGCCAGGTTGCGCAGCGTGCCTTGGGCGCTCTCTAAGCCACCGCTGCCCGGCTCCTGCTCGACGCACACGGCTACGCCCTTTCCATCGACGTCGGCCGTCTGCCGGATAATGCGCTCACGTTCCCCACTATCCCAACGTCCATGAATCACGTCCAGGATCCAGAAGAGACGCACCAGGGTCTTCCCCCCGACGATCTCAACGTACTCGCCCATCTTCACCCCGGCCGTCTCTGCCCCGGTGCCAGCTTCCGTCCCGGCTTTGTCCCAGTAGCGCACTATCCGCCGGAACTTCATCAAGGGTGGGGGAATACCGACCTGGATCTTCGCGACCTTAAACATGCCACCTTCCGGCGGGACTGGCCACTGCTCGATCTGTCCGCTGTATCCGAAGGGCCCAAGCCTGATCCGCGCCTCCTCGAGGACAGCCCGGGGCGCACGCACCAAGTCCAGCAGCGAATTGCCTTGCGCGTCTTTTTGGTACTTGAGCCGGTACCGCTTGGGCGACACCCGATCGCTTTCCTCCCCCGGCAAGCAGATGTGCCGGACCTTGATCTTGTCCGGGTGAGCCTTGGCCTCGGCCAGCATCATCCCGGAGGGATCCTCTTCATGCAGGCGCTGCATGATGATGATGACCACGCTCACTTGCTTGTCCACTTTCCGGGAGAAGAGAGTCTCCTTCAACCAGCGATTGACCTTGCGCAGGGCAGCGGCGCTGTGGACATCCCCTGGATTGATTGGATCATCGACCAGCAGGAAGTGAGCATGGAAGCCGCCAATGTCCCCTTCGCTGCCGACGCTGTGCCGATCCCCCCCTTCAGTCGTTTCGTAATAAGTCTTCGTGTCCTGATCGTCCCGAAGCTGGACCGCCGGGAAAAGGCGCTGGTATAGTTCGCTCTTCACGATCAACCGCCCTTTGCGTGACAAGTCCAGGGCCAACAAGTCAGTGTAGGAGGCACCAATGGTGCGAATGTAGGCCGCCCTTGTCCAGCACCAGACTGGGAACATGATCGAGACAATGGTGGACTTGGTGCTCGAGGGCGGGACGTTGATCACCAGATCGTAGAGCTTGGGCTCGCCCCGAAACACTCGCTCCGCGACCAACTGCACCTCATCGCACAGCACCTTGATGTGCCAGTTCCAGACCGGCTCCTCGCTGATGATGGTGCTCCAGAAGGTCTTGACGAATTGATAAAAGGACTCCCGGCAGATCGAGCGCAGCAGATCGTCCTCGCTCAGTCCGACGTTTGGAGTTTTGGCAACGGCCACCATAGGCTAAGGAGCTTACAGGATTCCAGTTAGGAGGGCGATAGATTTGTTGGCGGCCGCAGGAACTCGAACCATTCGTCCCGCAGAGTCAGATGAAAGCACACGCCGAAGCTCTCCCCTTCGCCAGTCCACCACGTCTCGACTTCGCTCCCATTTGGCTTCCGGTAGGAAGAGAACCCGGTGACAAAGAACTCCTGCCCAGCGTGCCACTTGCCCCCGCTCGCTAAGGGCACGTCAACCAGCAGCCGGATTTTGGTGACGATAGTGGTTGTAGGCACGCTCATAATTCCCTTTCGTCGCGTTCTCTGGCCGGGTCAGGGTCTGGCAGTTGCGCAACGAATAACCCCGGTTCACTTCGATCCGATCGATCGTCCACCCATCCGGCAAGAGCTGGATGTAGCCGGTCATGGCGCAGAACTGGAGAAACTCCTCCAACTCCCACTCCACCTTGATTCCGCGCAGCTTGGCGTTCCACCGGTGGTGATGCCAGGCCGAAAGAAAAGGGTGCCGTTCGCGCCATCGTCGTTGCGGAACTGCTTTGGCCATGGAGTTGACCCTCAATTGGCGTTTTTGGCTCTAACCCCATACAAATTCGCCATTTCCAGCGCATAATCGCTCTTCAGGCCGCGTTTTATGTCCCCTAGGTATCCCCTGATACCCCTGTGCCAGGCCCAACCCAGCGTGAAGGGGCTTTGGGGCATCCCAGCTTGAGCGAGGGCTTGTTTCAACCACCGGACGTGAGCGAGGGCGCATTCGCGCGCTAAGTCCGGGCGCAGGGTGCATAAGGCGAAGGGCCGCTTGCCCATGTGCTGCGTCCAGACCGCGTAGGTGATGGCATAGATGGAACGCTCCCCGTTGGGACCAATGTGATCCTGGGTGTAGCCTTCCTTTTGGACGACGCAGTCCAAGAAGCGTTCATCATTGACCTGCTCCAAAGCAGTCAGCGGCAGGAGCAGAAGCAGCAGGACGGATCTCAATCTCATAAGATAGACCTCCCATCAGGCGTTAGGTTTCTCCGCCTTCGAATCACCCTTCTGTTTAAGCCCGTCCGCTCCAGCTGCGGGCGGGGATTCGACTTTGGCGGCTTGGGCCCTGATGGGAGGAGAGGTATATTCCCAGTTCACCGCGTTGACCGCAGACAGAAGCGATGCAGTATGAAGGATCTCCGGGGTCTGCTGCTTCTGCCACCGCCCGTCCGGCCGGTACTTCCAACCATGCGCTTGCAGGTAGAGGGCACAGACCTTGAGGTACAGCCAACCGACCCACTTTGGGTGAGCGCAAAACCAGTCAATCAGTTTTCGCTTCATGGCAAGTTAGGGTCATCCATTCTCGGATCATCCCCTAGCCGCAGGACGCAGAGCAGCCCATCGATCCTCGCCCAATTCATACATGCGCAAGCCGTCATGATTATCTCCTTGTGTCCTTATTATCATGCTCCAACTGGCACTGGTGTGACCGGCTTGGCCTGGAGCAGCTTGGCCGCCTGCACCTTCTCTAGCAGCTTCAGCTTCTCCTCGAGGGTCAGGTCGAGCTGATCCACCGAGATCACAAACCCGTGCAGGTGCTGAATCTCGCCCTTCACTTCCAGCTTCTCTCCAAAGCCCCGGTCCGCGTTAAAAGTCTTGTTGGCAAAGACCACTGCCCCCGGATGCCGAAAGACCACCAGGTCGTTCAGCGCCTTCTCATAGAAGTTGCCCTTGTGGAACTTCAACTCCTCCAGCAGCTCGACGAAGTCAGGATCCTCCTCCCACTGCTTGAGGACGGCCCGATTCACCCCGACCATGTGGCAAGCGTGCGACACATCAAAGTTGCTGCTGATGATAGCGTGGAGCCAGAGGGACTGCCGCACGCGCAAGGACTGCCCATCGAGCAGCATCCGGATCTTCTCGTAGCCATTGGCATGGTCAAACCAGTAATCGATCTTGTCCCACAGCTCTTGCAGCTTGGGCGGCAGCTGGGTGTAGGCGTACTGCTCGAAGGTCTCGTCCCCTTCCTTCGGCTTCTTCCGGGCGGTCTGAAGCGCATAAGCCAGTTCCGGGTGCAAACGCTGCCAAAGCGAGAAGGTAGTGTTGTTGACACGCAGGGCAGCGGAGATTTCCTGATTCTCCATTCCAGCCCGGGCCATAATGTACGCATCGACTGGAATGGTAGAGCGCCAGAGCGGCCTATTCTTCCTATCTGTCTCTTTTGAAGGGGTCTTTTTCACTGCGTAGCTAGGGTGGGTCTCTAGTCCCTTAGATTGGGGAAGTCAAGCGCCTTTGGTTTCTGCGCTTTAGGATTTGGGCTGTTCGGACCGGATTTTTCAGTCGGCGTACGTGGCCATTTTCGATAGTGAAGTTGTGACCTGAATACAGGGCCCGGCGAATTTCATCCTCTGCGCCGGATTGCTCAAGTAAGAGCTGACCTACATCATTGATCGCATAGCGCACGCAATCGGTATCGGAGACATCACGTAAGGCCACAAGCCGAAGCAGGGCGTTCACCGTGCGCCAGTTTGTCTGGCGCAGTCCAACCCAGCACTCCCTCCCCTCGCAGGTCACTTCAGCATCATCCCACCGCTCTTCCTCTTCGGCGGTCGCGAGCGCTTGCAGGAGCCTGACCATCCCTTTGGTCAAGGTTGGCCCTTCTTGATTTGGTCCTCCAGAAACTTGATATGGTCCCGAAGGCCACGCAGCTCACCTGTGTTCACCGCGTGCTCATCCATCAAATCGGGGGCACCGTCGACATGAGATTTGGCCCGTTCCCACAGAGCAGCGTTCCGAGCGTGCAAGGTTGCTTCCCGAGCGTGGATGCAGGCCAGCTCAAGGGCATAAAGGTCAGATTGAGTAAAGGTCATGGGACTATCCTTTCTTCCGGCGGGTGTCAGTGACCGTAATGACCGCTCCTGCCCCTAGCTCGCGAAAGCGCGGGGCAATAACCCGGCAGCGGCACTGGCCGTTGACGTTGACGTAGAGCACATCGTCATCATTGGGCGTGTGCATGAGCTCAACCTGAACGATGTCCCGGCGGGTGCATCGGAGATCGACGTTGGTGACTTCGTTGGGTGGCATGGGAGGAGGAGTTAACCGAGGTGGTAAGTCGCGCAGCCCTCTTCTTCGGAACCTTCCTGCACCTCGACCACGTACATCGAGAAGCAAGAGGAGTTGTGATCGGCCCCGGTCGCGTACGGGGCCCCAGTCTTGTCATCGTATTGAACAGTGAAGTGGGCATCTTCTGCCTCCTTCACGAACTGCTTTTCCTGTGGGGTGAGTTTGCGTTTCTTGCTCATGGGAAAGGGTTAGGAATGATTGGTACTTGGCTGCTCGAGGGCAAGGACTGCTTCAACCCGTGCGACCATTTCAGCGTGCATGGCCTCAGCTTGTTCCCATCCCCCAGCGCACCGATTCATCTCCCCATCGAGAGGTAGGACATGCTCTTGTGGCTTGCTCTGATCAAAGACCATCGTCTCCCAAAGGACGGGCGGACCCTCGCCGAAGCTGTGGTCCAACCCGAGGAAGATCGTCGAGATCCAGTAAGGGCCACAGGTGGTCTCCGCTACCCGGACCAAGGCAGCATGATCCTCCCGCTCCATCCACTCAGCCCAGGCGAACAAGTCGACAACGTGGAAGCGATGATCCTTATCGATGATGTAATGCAAGCGGGTCATGGTTTCCATTCCTTTAGGACCTTGACCGCTTCAGCAAAAGTCATCATGTTCTTTTGGACGCGTCCCATGATCACATGGTCAGTCAGGGATTTGGTAAATGCATCTCGCACCGACAAGACAATGAGATTGTCCCGAGCATTCGTCCCTCCCATTTCCAGAGGTACGCGGCGACACACCTTGAAGAGGTGCCGCTGCTCCGGTTTTACCCCCATCTCATTCAGCATTGGGTAAGTGATGCTGGTTGGGATAGGGTCGGCGTACAGCAGCGGATCCACGCGCTTTGATTCGACGCAGTAGGCCGAGGTGAGAGCGAACAGCATCAACAGCAGGGTGATCTTCTTCATATTTCAGTTTCCTTTCAAGTTCGGCCATGTTTGGGCATGGTCCTTTCGGCATGGGTAAGTGGAGTGAATCCCAAAAGCTCTTGTCTCGCCAAGTCTTCTCGGCCATTGCTTGCAGTTTCTGCTCGCAATCCCATCGCTCCTGCGCCTCCTGCGCAACTTGGCAGTTGCCGCGCACAACCGGGCGGGCTATTTCAACGACGAACGGAAGTTTCTTTGAACTGTTCATAAAGATATTGGACTGGTTGACCAAAGAAGATCTTGTGGAACACGAGAGCCGGAGGATGAATGGTGCCCGAGACTACGGCCACGCAGGTGATCCGACCGGAAAGACGTTCGGTGTAGAGGCACCAAGGCTTGAGGTACACCAGGAGCATCCACAGCTGGTAGCAGTTCGCAACCGCAAGCGCCAGCAGCACTCTACACCGAAGATCAAAATGGGGAAGGTGAATCACGTTAATTATCTCCTAGGTCCCCTGGCGGACGTTTTCCTACCACTGTGTCCCAATCCTGTTTCCATCCTCGGTCAATAGATACTGCGTTTGCCACAAGCAGTACCTCCTCAAGGTTGAGACCAAGCTGCTTCATCATTGACAGTGAAGCAAACATAATCCCAGTGATCACGTCTGTCCGAGGATCAAGATTCTCTCGCCCCTGTTGCATTCGTACCCGATAATGATCATCCAGCATTGTCTGAAGGACATCATAGGCATCCCACAAATGGGCCGGAAGTTTGTGTCGAGCGATTGTCTTCATAGGCTATCTTTGAAAGTGGAGTTAATGGACTTGAGAAATTCGATCGCTGCATCGACTCGTTCCTTCGGCATCAAATTTTGGCGCCGGAGATGCACCGAACAGGTCAGCTTCATGTCATAGCACAGTAAGTCATCCCAACGTGAACCATCAAGAGCATCCATAATGAAAAGTCGATGGTCCCCGCAGCTCAAAGTGAAGAAGCCTTCCGGCGAGGGAGGACTAGGTTTGAAGACCTTGACGTGATGCTCAATTGCCGCTCGGACGGAGTCATCATAACCGGCAGTGATGCTGCTCGCCATGTCGCCCTCCTCATCCCAAAATCCATTTGGGGCGGGCAGGGCAAGTACCTTCTTTTTTAGGTGCGGCTTGCGCGGAGTAACATTTTTCATCCGCTTCACCTCGGCTGTATCCGAAACCACTGGATCCTGTTTATGTTTCATGTATCCTTTCTATTATCAGCTGTGCAAGGGCAGATTGACCTTGATCATCCGGCCCTTGAAGTAGCCCTGTTGAAATGCCTCAGCGGACATGCCTTGGCAATGCCGCGTGCTGGACTTGATATCCTTTCGGGAATCGACGAACTTCTCCAACGCCTGGCTCTTGTCAATGATCATGAGCGCGTAGCTCTGCGCCTTCGCTTCCTTCACGACCCTGGCCTGCGCCTCGTCCCACGCAGCGTTGAAGCCTGAGACCAAGCCCTCGAGGTATCCATTCCAAACCGTCGCTGGCGCACGCTCCCCGCCGAAGTTGACCCGACTGAACTCATTCCAGCATCGACGGAACGTTTCACTCAGCACCTCAAAGGCATAGGCCGCAAAGGTGCAGTCCTGCTTGGTCCCGATCATGTAGTAGGTATAAACCATGCCCCGAAGATTGTCCCAACCCCTGACCCGAATAATGAACACGTTGAAGCAGTGTCGAATTACCCGGCGGACCTGTGGGTGGGGAGGACGCTCAGTTTTGGTCGCCCTGACGCCCAAGTTGATTTGTTCGAACTCGGGGACCTTCTCCTTCTCCCCGGCGTGCTGATCAATCTCATGCTGCTCGATACCATGCTTGGTCATCAGCTCAGAGGCTTTGGCAAAGAATGCCTTCGCCTCGTTCTCGTTGTTCGTGCCCTTGGCCTTGGAGAGAAGTTTGCGCAGCTTCTCCAAGATGGATGTGTGGATGGGTGCGGTCATGGGATTAAAGGAACATCGCGCAATGGTGTTCTTCAACCGTCGGTTCCTTGCCTGCCACCTGCTGCTTGGCAAAGATCCTTTTAACACTCGACCAGCTAGTCAACGGGCTAGTGCTCGTCCTGACCGGCGAGTGGTTGCTGTTGAATCGGACCAACCAATACTGCTCGGCGGAATTGGCCGGGTCGATCTCAGCGACCTGAACCTCAATGCCGTCCTTGACGTAAGAACGGACGAATTTGATCTCTCTCATAGTGCTCCTTATGGTTGTGGATGTTGAACTGCTATGTTAGAAAGCTAACAGAGCACCCGCTCAAAAGCAAGTTATTTCAATCCACAGAAGCTACTGCAAGAGCGTGATTTACACCAACTCTTTCACCTGGGAAGGGGTCACCGTCATGCAGAAATCCCCGAAGCGCATTCCAACGAATGAAACAATTTCATTTGCTAACATGCAGCGCAGGTGAAGGAGCGGACACGTCGGCACCCCACCAAGCTCCTTCCAAAGTGAGTATGGGAAATAGACCATCGCCTCGCACTTGTCCCGTTGGTGAATGAGCATCCAACCCTTGGATCCGGCGGCTTTGTGCGCATTGATTGCCTGTTGTACAAAACAGGCAAAAGGCCCCGGCTTGCGACGTGGCTTGTGATCAAATAGCTCGGCGATGTGGGCATGAAAGTAACCACGCTTCGCTTCAATGGTGAAGACCTCGAGAAGCGGGGTTCCAGCCGGATCCATGGCCGTTACGTCACCATACCCGCCGAAGGTCTTCTTCCCTTTTCTGCCTCGGATCGTAGCCCGACCCCCACTGGTGCTGGCCCGCCAAAATACATCATCCCGCTCGCCCTTAGTCCACCATTGGGAAAGCAGCTTGCAGATGTATCGTTCGAATCCTGATCCTTTGTGACTTGGATGTTTCATGCAAAGAGCTTGGCCCGTCCATGCACCTGCTTTTGGGGAACCAGCTGGTAGGTATTGTCCACCTGCTCGAGGACCCAGTTAGGGTGATGGTTTTTGATGTGCCAAATGTGATAGCTAATCGCCTCCCGACTCAGTCCAGTCAGGGCCTCAATTTGATCAAAACTGATTGGACTATTCACGATCAACGCAGTGTCAATCTGCCCAACCTGTCCTTCCCCTCCTGGATGACCAAGCAGAGACCGTTTGGTGACAGAGCTAATCTCCCCCTCCCCATCCCGATAGAAGAGCAATGGGAAGCGGCGCAGCAGATGTTCGCGCGTGCGCTGGATAATCAGCTTGCGATGCTCCCGATCCTTAAACCAGGCGGACTGCTCATCCTTGTGTTGGTACGTGGACAGCAGGACCCGATTGCAGCGTAGGACTCGCTTGCCCATCTCCATGCACTTGGCGCGCAGGACAGGAGTATCATCTAAAGCCGGTCCAACCTCAGGATTAACCACATCCTTCTCCTCAAAGAGTACGCCGAGGTCACTCCGCACCCAGGTGCCCCATCCGGTAACGCCCATCGGGGCAGCCACGTAGTCACCCTTCCCTTGCAGCTTTTGGAAATAGTATCCCCCGACCACTTCATAGCAGATGAAGTAAAGGCAAGGGGCTGGGCTGATCCCTGGATTGACCAGCAGCTCATAGAGATACTTGGTTGAGTCTTCCATCCCACCTTCTCGATCAACTGGGACAATATCATCGTCAAGCAGCAGGACTGCTTCATTCCTGCGCCGCGCATAGAGCTCTTTCAAGACCAGGTTCTGCTTCTTCCACCGCAAGGTTCTCTCGGGCAGAAATATGCAATCCCATCCCTTCATCGCCTGCTCTTCCTCCGGACTGTAATCGGAGCAGATCGACAGCACCCGAAGATCGGGGTAGAGTTCATGTAGTTGGGCGCGTGCCTTCAGATGCCACTTCAATCGCTTGACCCGACGTTCCGAATCAGGCCCTAGGTACGAGCTGAGGACGATATTTGGGAATGGGTTCATGAGGGCTTCGGAGACGAGAGAGAAGCGGAATGCTATTTCGCAGGGTTCTAAGCCCCAACTCAGCACAGACCTCACCCCAACCCTGCTCAGAGATGTGATCTGGCGCTAGGACGTATTTCGGCGTCTTAGCAAAGGGAAGTAGGACTAGGGGCTTGTTGCGTAGCACTACCCCGTCCCAACCCTGCTTGATGAGCGAAAACGCGCTGGAATTGGGCTTTAACCGGTCGGTTAGGTACTTGATTGCGGTTTTCTTCCCAATTCGAGGGATTCCGGGCACCTCGTCCGTCTTGCACCCGGCAATCGCTAGCACCTTGGCCCATTGTGGTGGGACCAGCCCTGTCTCCTGCCGAAAAGATTGGAGCGTATTCATTTTGCGCTGCTTGGGATCGTACATGCTCACGTTACCGCGCAGGAGTTGGAAAAAGTCCCGATCACTGCTGATGATGACCGCCTCCTCCTCACATGGCAGCGTTTTAGTGATCGAGGCAATGATATCATCTGACTCATAACCGCGCTCGGCGAAGACGTTGACAAACCCGATCCTGGGCAGATACTCCTCCCGCAGCAACCTGATTTGGTGATGAAACGCCCCGATGAGCATAGCCTCCTCTTCCGTCATGGGCTTAGAGTGTCGGTGATGCTTATACCCTGGGAACAGAAGCTTACGCTTGCTCTCCCCTGCCTCAAAGCAGAAGGCCACCTTGTCGGTCGTGAATTGCAGCTTGAGAGTAATCAACTGCTTGAAGAAGCCGAAGAGGACCCCGGTCTGAATGTCCCCGTAGGACAAGACGCCGGTGGTGTGATAGGAGCGCCACGCCAAGTAATGACAATCGAGCAAAAGCCAGGGTCCGATCATGGAACCAGTAGGGCTATCATTTCGGGAGAGGCCATCACAATCCTCGTTCCCAATAAATGATTGGTGAAGTTGGTGGGGTTTAGGTTCGCCGCACAAATAAAGGTCAGGTTCGGAGAACTTATGGCCCTGAACTTGACCAAACCATTCCACTCAGACTCTACAATGAACTGCATCTCTAACCACTTGTTGTTTTTAATATCGAACAGTCGATAGGAAACGCAGCGTTCTAACGATATTTCAATATCTCTCATAGATAACGGGGTTGGCGTTTGATCGCACATGCCTCCTCAATCTCATTCCAGACCTCTTCCACTAGGTCGCGCAAGTCCAGTTCAAGGTGCTTCTCCTCGATGTAATGAATGAGTTCCTCTTCAGTGCCGGCGAAGCCAAATCCCTTCGCAGAGACCACCCCCTTCTCCACGCCCCAATGTTTCTCCTCAATTAGGAAGCTCACGCAAGACCCAATATCATCCAATCCATAACTATCATAGATTGGGACGAGGATTTCGGGATCCTTGCCAGTGATTCGATTGCGCTTAATTTTAATCCGAGCGACAATACCAACTTGCCGATCCTTCCCTTTGACCCGCCTCCGAATCTTCTCCTTGATCGAACTCCAGATCTCCACGGCGGCGTAGAACTTGAGGGCCCGACCACCACTGCGGGTCTTGGTCTCCATCCCAAAGCCAAGGTTGTCACGCGTCTGCCCAATAACGATCAGGATGGAGCCAGTCTCACGCAAGCCGATCAGCACCCTCCGGATATTCTCGGAATGAACTTTGGCCTTACCATCCCCATAACTGCCAATCTGCTCCCGTCCCTTTTCAAATGACTCCTTCTGCTCGGAAAACTTCTCATTAGCAGCATGACTGGTCAGAGAGTCCTGCGAATCAAGGACGTAGATGAAAGGCTTGCCAGTACGACGCGCCTTGGCCAAGCAATCATCGAGATGGTAATAGAAGCTCTCGACTGTCGTGGAGTAAATTGGATTGCCCTTCCCATCCTTCGCCGGCGGTCGAAGGCGGGCAGCCAGGGCCTTGCCAAAGAAGTATTCAATGCTCATCAACGCACCATCTTCCACGTTGTCATAAACGAAGACATAGTTCTTGAAGTCAGGGTTTTGTGACGCCTCAGCCATGCAGGTAAGACAAATCCACGTCTTTCCACTGTCACTATCCCCAACGAAGAAGATGTACTTGCCCTTGGGAAAACCACCACACGCCCGGCCAGTGCAAGCCAAATTGAGCAGCGCGAAGCCGGTGCTGAGCAGATCAGATGACTTAAAGGTTAAGGGCGCCGTGCGTGCCCTTAGCTGCTCCTTGATGCTCTCTGTATCGTTAGCCATAAAAGGAAGGGCTGCTCAGACCCGATGGAGTGAGCAGCCCAGCATCTGGTACAAGTCCAGTTACCAGTCCTCACCATCGGATGCCGGCGTGTGGCGGCCGGATCCAGGAGAAGGTCGTCGGTCAGATCCGGGGGCGTCTTCCCCACGGCCACCGCGCGGACGCGCCTCACCCGGAGCATCATCGTTAAAGAAATCCTCCTCCGACTTACCACCGGTCGGACGTTCCTCATCAGTACCCCGTCCCCGACCGGCAGGTGGTTCATCCGTCCCTCGACCTCGACCGGCTGCTGGACGCCGTTCCTGATCGGCATCACGCCCCCGGCCGGTTGGACGCTCATCATCGGTGCCTCGCCCACGACCTGCTGGGTGTTGATCCCCATCTGGGCCCCGGCCACGCGCTGGCTGACGTTGATCTTGGTCTCCACTCCCAGATCGCTCTCCTCCCTCCAACGCCGCTTCAATCTCGGCGGTCGGTAAGAGTTTGATCAATTCATCGAGGCAAACACACTGCTCCAACATGCTGGTGCCGTAGGGTTCACGAGTCTTGAAATCGATGGTCTCAGCCTTGTACCAGACACGCTTGTTGGCCGACTCCTCGACGAATCCAATCTTGAGGGTGAAGCCCTTCTTCAGATGGTAAAACAAGTGGAAAGCATCCTGCTCATCCTGGTCGCGAATTCGAGCGTCCAGCAAACGACCAAACAGATGATAGGACATGTCCCAAAGCTGGATGCCAGCGTCGGGATTTTCAACATCGATGATCTGGAAGATTTGGCGCTCGCGTGGGTAGAGACTCTTGATCAGCTTGTCATCAGCCTGCGGATCCATCTTCAGCGTGCGCTGCATTTCGCAGATCGGGCAAGGGTGCCTATTCCCCTCCAGATCGGCGGTCTCCCTTGGGCAGACAATGCCAATCTGATCGGGGCCTACCCGACCATGAATGAAGTAGGTGCGTTCATAATGAAGCATCCCTTCATCGGCGTGCGGATTGCCTTTGGCCGCAACGTAAGGCATGATATCAAGCCGTATCACGCCTGGTTTCTTGACACGAAAGAGCGGCATGTTTTTTGGCAGCTTCAAGGCAAAGCTGTCGAACTCGCGCTCATGCTCCGCCGCCCGTTTTCTGGCGTCGGAATAGCTATATTCCTTGCTCATGGTGTTCTTTCCTTTTCTGGTGTGCGTTTGGTTTTCCTGAGTTGCTGTTCTAAATTGAATTGCTTCCTAGTTGAAAGGATCGCATAGGTGACCAATTTAGTCCCGGCATACAATAGGATCAGCCCTCCAGCCACAAGCCCAATTATTTGTGGAACCGTCATTCGCCTTCCCCTTCTCCTTCCTTATGATCAGCCCGCCTTTGACCCAGGCGCCTCACTCTATCCTTGTCCCCCTCTTGCACCGCCCGACGTTGGCCCGGCGAGACCCTCGGCTCAGAATAGTAATCCTGCGTCCGCAGCTCAACCATCAGCGTCAGGGCCCGCTTGCGATGCTCCAACGCTGTCACCATAGCCTGCTGGACATCCATGGCGTGACGAGCATCCCGCACATCCTTCGCCGCATCCTTAACTTCATTCTGCACCAGCCCTGCCTCCTTGACCGACCACTCCGAGGGCTTGTCAGAAAGACCATAGAGCTTAGGCGACTTCCGGATCTTGCGCGCCATCTCTGCCACTACTACATCATAGGTCGAGGAAACCTCATCATAGTCACGCCGCAGGTCCGCCAGCCTCCTGGCCTGCTCGGCGTAGAGAATGGGTTGAATCTGGCATTCCTTCTCCAGTTTCAGATCATCAATCGCTAAAAAACCTCGAGGATCCATATTGGTCTCTTCCTACATATTATCACTTAGATGTGGTCACAGCATAACAAGCAGCAATCAGCCCTGCCCTCCCGGAGGTAAAGAACGATTCCTTAAACACATCAATGAGAAAGAACGCACGTCCTTCCCCCTTCCCACCTTGAAGTAAGACCTTCGTAGTGTAGGACAAGATCATGCGACGCAGCGTCTCTGGATCCTCATCAAGCGTTTGCAGCATTGCGGCCACCTCCTTCCACTGAGGCTGAGAAAAGATCAACAACCGGGCCAACTCAATTGCCTTCGTCCGCACGTCCCCTTTGACAATGGTATCTAGCTGATCCTGCTTGTCCGGGAAGTTGATGATGGCATGCAGAATTGACAAAACCCGACGGGCGCTCCCATCAGCATACTCTACAATCCTGTCCCTCACCTCCTCATCCAACCGCTTGCCCTCAGACGCACAGACACGCCCCACCAACTCTTCGAGACACGCGACCGACAGCGCCTTGACCCTAACATCTGTGCATCGGTTTCGAATAGTCGGGATGAGCTTCTCTGGCTCAGTGGTCGCAAGGATGAAGTAAACGTGCCGAGGTGTGTCCTCAAGGATCTTCAACAGGGCATTCTGCGCGTCACTGCTGAGCTTATGGGCTTCATCAAATAAGAACATCCTGACCCCTCCCCACAAAGGGGCAAGTCCAGCCCGCTGCTTGACCTCCCGGATTGTATCGATACCCCTGGTCTCCGCTGCATTGTATTCGGCAAAGTCTCCATCATCACAATTCAGCTTGCTCTTGATGATGCGAGCAAGGGTAGTCTTGCCACAGCCGGAAGGCCCATACAGCAACAGCGCGTGAGGCATCCGCTTCTGCTTAAGGAAGTCGGACAGCATCCGAACGGCTTCCTCCTGTCCGATCACGTCCTTAAACAGAGCTGGGCGATAAAGGCGATGGAATTCAGTCATGGCTAGTCCTATGTTCAGCAGCTAAGTAGGATAGGAAGTCCCACTGATTGGAAAAGATTCTGGAATCCTCTTCTCCTTCTGGACTGATGCGAAATCTCTGACCCTTAAAATCAAATGGCTTCTTATCATACCACGACCCATTTGGGGGGCAGATCTCATTCTCAATCTCCAGCGGGACAACCAACCAGGTATATTCCTTACGAATGTCCTCCACTGCGATTCGCTGCAGAATATGAAGATACTCGCTCAACTCATCTTGCCTCACATCTGCGATAATCGAATCATGAATCTGTCCTACCACCTGTGACCGCATTTTGCGCCGACGAAGCTCTTTGACTAAGCGAATCAATATCCAGAGCAAGCAGTGAAAGGCCGAACCTTGAATTGGATAATTGATCACCTGGTTCCTATCCATTGTCCCCGCAATCCGGAAACCAGTAAGCGTCTCGAAATACCCTTTCTCTAAATACAGCCTATACCAATCCAACTTCCATTGGCCATAAACCTTAAAGCGCCTGTGCCAGAAATCATCCTCCACCTCCTGGATATGCGCCACGAAAGTTCCGTCAATCACTTTAGGAAGTGGATCTTTGCTCGTATCACAATCACCTAATCCCCATGGAAACTCCCGATCAAGATGCTGGCGCAGGGTTATCCCTCCCGGCGCTTGCAGCTTCGCCTGATCGGCCCACTCCCACAACTCTGGGGCACACTGCATGAAGAAGCTGTTGTAGAATTCGGGGAATACGAATTTGTTCTTCGCCCCATATCGATGAAGCTTACCATGCTCTTCCACCCACTCCACCGGAATCAGATAGAGTTGGGCGGCCATGTCCCGGTGCATGTCCTTAGTTCGATCCTTCAGGTAGGTAATCATGGTCGGGTCTCGATGATAACACGTCGCCATGACCACTTCAGCCCCTCGGAGATCACTCTCAACTAGGACGCAATCATCACTCGCAATGAATCCAGTGCGAATGAGCTTTGAGACCTCCGGATCCCGAATAGGAATGTTTTGGAAATTGGGCGTATCGGAAGAGGAACGATAGGTGACAGGGATATGCAAATTGAACTGAGGATGAATCCTATCTCCAACCAGCTCACGTTGGATTTGCTTGAGATATGTTCCATGCGCCTTTTGCAATTTACCCAGCTTCAGCAAATCCTCAATGAATGGGTCCTTAATCCGTTCGAGGATAGTAGCATCAGTAGAGAACCGCTCTCCGGACTCCGTGCGATCCTCTTGCCGCACCGGGTATTTAAGCACCTCAAAGAGCACCACTCCTAGCTGAACATCCGATTGAAGATTAGCTCGGTCCCCATATCGCTGTCGCCATGCTGTCCATTGCTTAGTTTCATAGAGGCGATGTTCCAACTTAGCAATTTCCTCCTTGGACTGCTTGCTCATCCGATTAAGGTAGTCCACATCGACCCTCATACCAGCCGCTTCAACATAGGTCAGGGCGATCTGGCCCTCATGCAGCAAACGATAACCGGGATGGTCAACTGGTTCCATGATTAGGATTTCCCTAACTGCATTATCTGTTTATCTGCTACCAAGAACTCCATCAGAGTATCTGTCCCGCAATATAGCAGCAGTTGACGCAATTCCACTTCTTCTTTCAGCAGGTTTAGCTTGCTCCCTTCCTGACTCTGCATGAACTCCCGAATCACTTCATCATAAGCCGGCATCCCGAGGTAGATGTAGGCTTGAAATTTGAGCCCGCTAATGTGCCGGCGATTATCAAGTACATGGGCCCCAATCACCGTATCATGCAACCAGTGTCGCACGCCACGACCAAATGCCCAATTAGTCCAACGATTTTCAAACTTCAACATCGAAGCAATGAAGTAGCAGTTGTCAGCATGGAGCAGTTCCTTAGTAGCCTCAATCGCCTCACCCTGCCAAGGATAGGCAATGGTCTTCTTCCCTTCCCAACAAGCCGACGCGCACAGGATTTGGGCCCCAGGGTACTCAGGCTTCAAGCAGTTGGCCTCATAATCAAAGGCGACCCGCCCCCCACGTCTGGCCATTTCCCGAAGGATCCGGGCTGCTTCAACTACATCAAACAGCACCTCGACCTGTTGCTCATAATTAGGAACCTTGTCCCAGGGCCGCCCCCGCAATTCAAAGGCTTCATGCAAGTGCTGTAAGAAGGTTGCCTCCAGAACTTCATCATGCCGTTTGAGAATGTAGCTCGGGTGGTAGGTTGGACAAATCCAAGCATTTGGTTTCTGACTAGGAATTCTCCAACCGGCCCAGCGACTAATGGGGCCCGGATTGTCATTCCATACTCCACCAATCAGGCTCTTGACCGCAGCAAAGCCTAGCAGCAAGATCACGTCCGGCTCTAACTGCTCTACCGTGTCGACCAGATTCGGGCGGCAATGGTCAATCATCATCTCACTGGTGATCTTGTTTCCGGGCGGCCGACAGATCAGAGCGTTCGTTGTCCAACAGTCCTGATGGAGTTCAACCCCTGCTACCCGATCTAACATGTCCCGAAGATAGCTTCCGACCTTGCCCACGAACTGTATCCCTTCTACATCCTCCGTCTCTCCCGGTGCCTCCCCTACCACAAGCACGCGCCGCTCACCCCTCCCAAAGGGTTTCATCTTGGGTGAGCGGCAAGAACGATACAATCCACACGCCCCACACGCTGGCAGCCGAGGAGGAGGAGCTTTTTGAATCAAAGTTGAGCGAGCGAAGAAGCCCTTCATCTCACTCGTCCTTTTGGGCGGGTTCGGCAGCAACCGGGGCCAGCGCGGTAACAAAGGTCCATTTCGGCCCCTCAACCTTAAGTCGATCCACCGCTACCTCAGCCTCAGTCTGCTTCTCCGTTATCTCGACCAGCAACCCAGGGGCGATATAGAACGACATCTCTGGGCCATCATAGACCAGCTTCTTGACCTCTTGATACCAACCGGACACGCCCGTGCCCTTAACTCGCATCCGACCGGAGCGCAGTTCAACCTTGATCAAATTGTCCTCGCTATTCTCCGCCGAGAAGATAGAGGCCTTCTCTACTACCTCTCCAAGTCCTTTCGGTAGGGTGATCGGGGAACCTTTGACCGCCAGCACCTTCGACAGGTCTTGGTACTCCAGCATGTACCGACGCATACTCAACACCAATCCATCCGCATTGCGGAAATGGAGCCATGCCTCACTCTCCGAGAACTCCGACATACCCAACGCCACAATGTTGCGCAGCGCGTCCCGGCGTACTAAGGTAGCCTTTTTCAAACCGGTCTTAATCCTGACCCGGATGGCCTGCAGGTCATTACAGGATTCAATATGATCAGGGTGGAGATGGATGCAAGTCATGTTGAACTGACTCTCATCCTGGCTCGCGTGATGTTGGACAAGCCCAACCGCTTCGACAAATTCCTCTGACAAAGGTCGCCAGTCCCCCGGCTTCTCGACCTTGTTGAACGGAAGGGTCACTTCTGCCTCCAGTCGAATCCCGCATTTGCGATGCTTGCCAATCAGCACCAATTCCTTGCCTTCGATTTCATATTCGAGGGTTTCTTCCACGAGCTTGCCCAGGATCGCGACGAGCGGCAACGCTGGAACAGCCCCCTCGATATGCAAGTCACAATCCCGGCGACAGGCCACTTCATCATTGTAGGTAAAGAGACGCTGCTTTTGAAAAACAAAGCACGAGCTCTGTTCAATAATCTCCCGGGGAGAAAGCCCCGCCTCAACTGATTGCAGCTGAGCAAGCAGAGATTCACGATTGATTTGATTTGGCATGGGATTTAAGATTGCGCAGATGCTTGCGGAACCGCTTCCCTACTTTCACGCGGTCCCCTTTGAAAAAGTCACAAAATGAAAACATCACATCCGGCTTGTGCTCCCGAATCAGCAGTTCGGGGGAACCTTCAATGGACTTAGGCAAACCTGAATAAAAGATGCGCATCCTAGGAAGAGGCAAGTCCAAGGGTTGCTATTTTGGGACGAGACTTGAAAGGCCACGGCCATTCTGGCAGCGCCTTCCGAAAGCGTTCAAACAGCAGCAGGTTGGCTTTGGCTCGCATGGTCCAATCATTGACAACGCCCTTAACTACTATCTTGTCATCCTTCCTATAGCCAAGCGGCACGCCAATTTCCATAAGCCAATCTCGGACGATCTGCTGCTCCTTCTCTGTCCGGCGATAGAGATGGACGCCGGAATAGTCCTCGAAGTTTGTCTCATCAGAGACCATCAGCATGTATGGATTCTCGGTCACCACGAATTGCCCCGCTCGATAGTGCGGGACATAGATGCGCCCATACCCGGCGAGCTTCACCCAGCTGGCGCTATCAACCGACCACCAAGGGTAGCGGCGCATCAGGCTCCAGGCGGTCATGGCAAACCCATGCGTCCTGACCATCGGCTTGCGCGAGGGCTGATCACAAATCAGATCAAAGACCTGATCACCCCACGCTAGGTACTCCTCCTTCTTGACCTCCTGACCGAGCCCACCCAACCCGATCAGATCATACTTAGCCTCAAGGTGCTTGGCAATCCACTTGAGGGGTGTACCATAATGAATGACTGGAACTGGATGCAGCCCATGCTCATCCTCGAGGTACTTCAGCACCTTCCAAGATAGCTCGGGATTGAAAATGACATCCACGGTCGCATAGAATTGGATTGCTCCCTGACAGCGTGGGTCCTTGAGGAAGGCAGCATAGGCATCACAATAGGCGTAGAACTCCTTCGAGGAATAGTAGGCATACTTCAGCTCTTTCTGCCGAGGAGTCAGATCACGCCCATGCACCCCACCGACCACGTGGACGTGCCGATTGTAGAGACCATGCGCCCCGGAATCAAAGAACACCTGATTGAGCTCTGTCTCAGCGTGTTCAAATAGGTATTGGTTAAGCTGACCATCCGGTGGCAGGCGAGACTCATCATCCAGGCTGTCCCGCTGCTCCTGCTCTTCAGGAACATAGGAACCAGGACGCAAGGCTCTGCGCTTATTGAATAGGCCGGTCATATACAGCCATGCCAAATGTTGACCTCCCTATTATCAGCTTTCACCCCGGTGATGATCTCTGCTTCGATGATACGACCAAGATCACACCTTCTGGCAATCCATTCGAGATCAACCAAGGGATGCTCTTCAGTCAACCGATTCAACAGCAGGCAAGCGTCCTCGACATTGAAAGCTCGATACAAGCGTGAAGCAGGGAGGATTTCGGGAAAACTGCGGAAGTCCGGATAGGCCAATTCACATCCTGCAATCACTGCTTCAAGCAGCGTCCAGGAGACATAGTCCTGCAACGAGGAGTTAAACTGAATAGAAGAATTGCAAAGCTCATCATAGTATTGCTGTTTGGTCAGACCTGCCTTGAGGATGAAACGAGGCTCATTCCGAGCGTAGGAAAGAATATCAGACAGCAAAAGATGATCATTCGACCGAAAGTTCTTGCTACTGGTAGTGACCGTCCAAGTCCAATTAGGATGACCGGTTAAGAAACGTTCGGCCACTTGAAGCATGAAGCCCGGATTCTTCTCCCAATCAAGTCGGGAGCAAAAGATCACGTTCTTCCTACGTCCAATCGGAACGGACATCTGACAAGCCACCAACCGCGCGTGAATCGGCAGACCGACAACATGGATAGGACATTGCACCCCGGCAGCACGCAATTGATCCCGATGGATGGTGCTGGCAACGAAGATGGCCGAATGGAATCGAGTCAGTCCTAGCTCCATTGGTCGCATCCATTCCCGCATCGGCCAAGTGAAGTCATATTCATCCACGCTCTGCGCATGGAGCATGGAATAAATCTTGGGTTTGAGCCCACACAGGTGCAGCGCATAGGGGACCGCTTCAAATCCCGGCGTCCAAAAGTCCTGCAGGAAGATGGCATCCTCGTTGCTAACTGACCCATTCCGAATGAGCTTCAGCAGCAAGGCGACCTGCGTGCAAGCATAGATCCCCCGACCAGTTGCATCCAACACCCCCCCGACTTGGATCTGCTCATCAGTCGTTTCCCCGCTGATCGTGGTGAGATTCGTCCTCGGCGAAGCCTCCCTAACCGCAGCCGGAAACCAATCCTCGCAGAGCTGCTTGGTATAACGGGCAGCTAATGGTTCCAACCCTAGATAAAAAAGCCTCCGAATTAATTTCATAATTTGATCTCCACGTCCTGATCAAAGCCGGGATGATATAGCCAGGTGCTCCACAGCTCTGAACTAAAGACCTTGTGCCACACGATATTGTCTTTGAGGATCTGCTTCTGGTAGAGATGCTGTTTGTAGAAGCTCCGTCCAATGATGATTTTCTTAAAGTAATCCGACACCTCATAAAACGGACCGACCACAACCACTGCACCGATCTGTTTCTGGTGCGGGAGCATCGACAGGAACTCACAAGTGTTCCTGGCCAGCAGCGGGCTATCAAGCTCAATATCTACCTGCAGCCTACATCGCTTGGCCTCCTTAAGAATCTGGTCCAGAAAGTAGAGGCCCACCCCATGCCGATTACCAGCCCCGCAGTAAATCCGTTGGACAAAGGATCGCCCGGCCAGCTGCTCGACCTTGCGCAATGCGGACAAGGCTTCCGGTACGCTCACCCCACCCGGAATGAAAAGGGTTCGGGCTCCCTTGAAAGGACCCTCAAGTTCAGTACCAAGGAAGCAGCGGGGCCTCAACATCAATGCCCGATTCGAAGCGGTGACGGACGCCGCATTCTCCCCATCCTCCCCCACTGTCACCACCTTCGCTCGGAAGTGAACTAGCAGATCTTCCGCGATCTGTTCGCAGCTCAGATCAAAGCAGCGATCCTCATAGGTCGCCCGAATATATTGATCGAGCTTCTTCTTGAACATGAAAAACTCAATCTTCCGATCATTGTGGCCGACGTTAAGGGTCACCATGACCGGAAAGATATGCCGATGGAACTGGCGAAGGAAGGCCACCTCCTTTGGGGCGTCCTTCCAGCGATGCTGCGCTTGGAACGAGGTGCGGATGTGGAGTTGCGTGCTCATAGAGATCGATGGACAAAGGATATGAATTCGGCCCGGACTTCTGGTTCAAGAAAAGATCCCCGAAGGACTTGTGTCGTCATCTGCTGGCCCTGCTTGCATATACCCCTGCTCTCCATGCACAGGTGTCGAGCCGTGAGCGAAACACCCACCCCAATTGGATGTAGATGCTCCATTAGTGCGTCAGCCACCTGCTGAGTAAGCCTCTCCTGGATCTGCAGGCGCCGCGCATATACCTCCAAGACCCGAGAGAGTTTGCTCACCCCAACCACGCGCTTGTCAGGAATATAACCAATGACCGCTGTTCCAAAGAAAGGAGCTAAGTGATGCTCGCAGAGACTGTAGAAGGGAAGGTCTCGCAGGAGAACCATTTCATTATATTTCTCCCCCCCTTCCTTGAAGCACGTCAGCAGCTTGCCCACGTCCTGATGATAACCGACCGTCCACTCCTTCCAAGCTCTTAGCACCCGAGCCGGTGTCTTGAGCAGACCTTCCCGCATTGGGTCCTCCCCGACGAAGCGCAAAATCTCCCGGATCGTTTCTTCATCGGCTCTCTTCATCTCAATATCCTTTCTTCAGGTCACCACCGAGTGGGACCGGCGGCTTAGTCCTATTATCTAGGAAGTCGGCGGCGTAGAGTTTGTGAAGCTGCCAACCTACGCGCAGATTAGCAGAGCCAGACAAAGCCCAACGTACCATTCCATCGAGCAGAGCTTTGTCATTCCGACGCGACCATTCTGGATGCAGCCAAATTGGTACATTAGGATCCAAGTTTCCCCCAAGCTGATCGCGCAACGTATCAAGCCACCATTCAACGTCCGAAGGCTGCTCGATGATCAGCTTCAGCTCATCGGCCAAGGCAATGGATTGAGGAGGAGGAATGTTCTGCCGCTTGGGAGAAAGGGTGACCCAATCAAAGATGTCTGGGAACATTCGATAGCCGGAGGTCTCCAAATGCACACTCTGATTGGACGCGTGCATCAGATCAACCAGCAGGTGAAGATCGTGGACAATCGGCTCCCCACCGGTGATGACGATAAAATCGCAGCAGGTCTCTCCGGCCTCTTTCACGAGCTGCTCCTCCGAGATCCTTTCAATCTTGTCCGGAATATACTTCGGGTGCCAAGTCCCAGCTGCATCACACCAAGGGCACTTCAATGGGCACCCGAAGGTACGAATGAAAAAGGCTGGTCGGCCAAGATGAACCCCTTCCCCTTGGAAGCTATAGAAACGCTCATGAATTGGTAGCATGTCAGGAAATGGTCGCGAAGTTCTTCTCGTCCTCCCAAACTGTCACCTTCGAAACCCGCACCTCGCGCTCGGCTAACTCATCCCTAGAACGTAACAGGACGTTAACCTCCTCTAAGACCTGCCGAGCTATCCCTTCCGCCCCACAATTATGAACAAGGGTAATCTTGGCCAGAGGCTTAAGCCCAATCGCCTTCATCGCAGCACCGCAGAGCACACTCTCAAGATATTCCCGACCGGGATCAGTCCGATTCAACACGAGGGTATGATCAAAGCGTTCCTCAAGCCACTTCTTCAGCCAATCCAACTTGCCGAAGTCAATCACAAATCCGTTGTCATCAAAATCCATGCAGGAGAACTGGATCTCGATCTTCCAGTTATGCCCGTGGATAAGTGCGCAGTGTCCATCGTGAGAATGCTGCCGATGGGCGAAGGGAAATGGTCCGAAGACCTTGCTGCAAGTGATGCTCATAGTAATATCCATGTTGGTAAAAGGAAAGGGCGTACCAGACCAAAGTCTAATACGCCCTATTATCTGTTGGGGGCCGCTGCGCGGTTACTTGACCTTGAAGCCCTTGTCGGACTCGGTGGCCAGCTTGCGCACGTCCACCAGCCAGCGGACGTGGGACCGGACGCGAGCTGCGGACAGGCCCGAAGCCTTGGCGATCTCCTCGACCGTCAGGACTTTCTTCGCGTTCCACAGCACCTCGTTGACCTTGTGGCCACCCGAGTTCAGCCGGTTGTGGAACTTGTCGAACTTGTCCTCGGCCTTCGGCGCGGCCTTGCCCTTGCCCTTCCCGGCGGGCGCAGCAGCCGGAGCCGGAGTGGGGGAGGCCTTCTTCCCCTTGCCCTTCGGAGCGGCCACCGGGGGATCTTCGACGCATTCGACCTGATCCTTCCGGGCGGTCTTGACGACATTGGTGGCCAACTCGCGCACACCCTTGTCGGCGATAGCGGCCAAGCGCTCATCGGTAACGTTGTCACCGATCTTGGCCAGCTTCGTGTTGAAGCGGGCGATGTCCCATCGGTCCGCCGTTTGAAAGCCGATGGCTGTGAAAATGGCCACGGCCTGTGTTCGTGTGATCTGCATATCAGTTTCTCCTGTTTGTGTGGTTGTGTGTTGGATCTGGTTACTCTGACCTACGTCAGCAAAGGTGACTCCGAGTAATGGCATTGGCAATCCACGCTGCCGCATCCTGCGCAGTAACGCCGACATCGTACAAGTAGAAAAGCTGCGGCAAGAGATCCGCCTCCAGCGCGGCATCAATTTCCGTGCTGTCGAGCCATTCCCTCAAACTGACGATCCACTGTTGAAACGTCTGCAAGCAACCACAAGAATGTTGGGTAGCGTATCATCGTCAACGAAAAAATGCAATCAAGCTACTCGCAAGACTTTACCGCCGGGTTCGAAAATCCCAAAGCTGCGGCCACGCCAACGGTATAACGCTCGCTGAACGCACCCTCCCGAAGCTCCACCCAATTGAGTCGATAGAGCTCTTTTTCTTTCTCGGAGGCGATCTGATTTATCCCAACCATGCCCGTCACATGCGCCAGCTTAGTTTTGGACTCAGAGAAGTTGGACCGACCGAGGATCTCTCTGGTATAGCTGTCGGTGTCCGACTGCGTGGCCGTCAAGTACAGGCAATGATACTTCTCACTCAGCGCCCGCTGCAAACGCCAAGAGGCATCAATCTTGTGCCGGCGGTCATAGCCCTTGGGCATGCCAGACTCTTCATCCAAGATGTCCGCATAATCCGTGATCACCACGTCCGGTACCCACCCCTCCTTGGCCCACCGCTCTAAGTGAGCTTCGATCCCTTTGACCGATAGGGAAGAGTTTGGATAAGTGAGCAGCCGCAGGTATGGGATCTTCCCACGGATTCGGTACTGCAAAATCTCCTGCATCGCCCGCCAAGCCTCTCCCCAGACCAAAGGCCGTTCAAAGCGCCGCATCTCCTTCCGCACCTGCAAGCGAGCCGGCTCCTGTGGGTTCCGACGCACCGCCAATGGATAACCAATCTCACAAGGCCAGTCCTTCGACCGCAGTGGGTGCATAGCTGCCCGAATGGCAAAACGCTGCATCATTTGGCGCTCAGTCATGTCCCCGGCCGCAAACCAGGCGACCTTGCGCCGCTGCAGAGCTGCTCGCCAGCCTGCATCCATTAGCCAGAAGGTCTTGCCTACCTTCTCTGGACCTAGGAAGGCCACAAAGGACTCGCGCCCTAGCTGATTGGAAAAGAAGTGGCCGAGAGCCCCAGGGTAAATCACAAGGTCCCGAGCTAGATCATCAAAGACCTGCTGCAGGACTGTCGGGCTGTTCAGCACATCAATCGACTCCCCTGCCCCTAACTCGACCGGCCGGAAGCCATTGACGCCTTGCACCGCCTCCTCTAGTCGCCCTTGCTCCATGTCCTCTTCCGCCCGATCGACCATCTGTTTGAGCCGAATTTGAGTGAAGTGCTTCGCGGCCAGATCGATCACGTAGGCGCTGTTGATCTCCCGCGCCAGCGTCTCATATTCCCCGCTCAGCCCATCCAAGAACCGCTCGATCAGCGCGACCGTCTCCTTGTCTGTGACCTTCTCAACCCACGCTTCAAAGAGTCCTTGCAGGTGAGCCTTCGGAGCCTTCCCATAGCGATTGCAATAGCGCACGCTCCATCCACCGACAATGTTCGCCCAAGTCGACCGGAACATTTCCCCTTCCCACTTGGCCGCAATCCGGAGGCAGACCGCGTCATCCACTATCATCCCGATCAGGACCTGCCGTTCGACGTTACCGGAGATGCGTTCAACTTTCATCGAACCTAGCGTAGAGCTTGGCGAACGCGTCCGAGCGTGCGCACCATTCCATCGAGACTTGTTCCATTTGTTTTATGTTCAGCGGATGCTTCGGATCCCAGACAAACCTACTCAGATCACCATTCCAATTCTCCCAATCCCGGACTGACCGGTGGACGTTCATAAACCAAAGGTGCAGAATCGCTCTCACCCCACCGGTGTAGTAGTAGCTCGTCACCGTCTCAGCTAAAGCCAGATCATCCCCGCGCAGCGTTCGCTGAAACGCGATCCACTTGTGATACCAGGGCAGCAACCGGACGTAGCTCCGATGGAGGCAAGTCGCCAGCAACTGATCACTCCCTTTGGGCCAGCTCAGATTGGTGAGGTGCTCGTACAGCCATTGTTCATCTTCATTAAGCTCCTCCACCGGCACCAGGGTCGGATTGTCCTTTTCCCAACGCGCCTTGCAGGCCAGCAAAGCCGGAAACTTGGAGGCAAAGCTGCTGGCCGAGAAGAAGTGCGGGGTGTACTGGTCCCGGATTGCCCCGCTTTTCTCCAACCAGATGATGACCGCTTTAATCTCTGCCTTGGGCTGACTCTTCATCAACCAGAGGATATCTTTCTCCCACTTCTTGATCTTGACCGGCCCAGTCACTTGCCGATGGAGCCGCAGCAGGGCTTCTAATCGACTGGCCGCGATCTGCTCAAAGCTCTTCTTTGGCGGATACTCAAGCTTCGCCTCAGTGGGTGATTCAGAATTGGCGACTGTGTGCTTACTATTCTCATTTGTCTTATCGCGCCCGCGTGCATTATGCGCACGCACGCGAGGGTTGGTTGCGGTCCGCATCCTACTAGGTTGCGTTTCGTCTGCTCCTTCACCAGATGGCCCTTTCCTCCTACATTCCCATTGAACATTGAGCTTTTCTTCGTCCACCTGATAGAAGATTTGATGCGTTTCAAAGTTCCGTCTCTCATAGAGCAGCCCTTCTTCAATCAGGTTCTTTCTCACCCTCTCTTGTACCCGTTTGCTCAAGGAGGTAACAGCTTCAATCTCTTGGATAGTGCGATATGCCCAACTATCGGGCCCGGTCATCCAATAGAGAACGTGATTGAGGAAAATGGATTCCTCAAGCCCAAGCCATCGAGCCAGGCCTCCATACACAACGATCGGACTTCCAAGGTCTCTGAGAATTTCAGTGAGTTTCATGGGTGGATCAGCTGTCCTATTTGTCTGCGGTCAGCCTCGGAGGTTGCAGCCAGGTCCTTCCCATCCGGACACACTCGGATCGTTTCACCCTCAAAGGCGCTGAGGCTGTTGCACAGCTCAAGAGCCCGGCGCTGGGCTGCGGGTTCATTGTCAAAGCACACCACCCGCTTGAGGTACCGACTAAGGCGCAGTACCTGGGCTCTAGTGTAAGCTGTTCCGCCAGTCGCTACCCACCCCGGTCCTCCGGCCCAGACATCAAGTTGCCCTTCCACCACCCCAATGCTCAGCCCATGCACCAAGTCCTCCCCATAGAGCAGCTCCTTGTGATTGAGACTTTCCGAAAGGGCGCTGGCGCTGATGTAACGCATGGCCGGTTGATCTGAGATGGCCCGCGTAGTCCAACTCACGACCCGACCTTGATACTCCCAAGGGATCAACAGGCGCCAAGCCAAATCCACCGCTAACCCAATGCCTTGAATGTGCCACAGTTTGACAATCTGCTCGGGATCAAAGCCCCTCTCTTGCAGATACTGCTTGTGCTGTTTCAGCAGAGGTCCTGCACCCGGCGGCAGTTGCAACGTTCCAATTGGACGTGGGGGGCGATCGGCTGCCCGAATCAAATCTACCCCTCGGAGCAGTTGATAGGCCTGCCCGGTCGAAATGCGCAGGATCCGGGCCAGGGTTTCATCCCCACGGTGTGCACCACACTTCCAGCAAGAGCAATGGCCGTGGGCCTCGTTAAAGCCCAGGTGAAAGCTGCGTGATTGACACCAAGGGCAGCGCAGCTGGAGCCAACCCGATCGTGCATGATGATCTTGGCCTGCTTCCCGGAATTCAACCCCTTCCTGCGAAAGTAGGTCGCGTAGCTTCATTAGACCCCCGTTTTCGCCCAAGATAATGCCCCTACCACGTCTGGAAAGCCCTTTCCGTGCTGCAAGAGTGCGGGTAGGAGGCTCAAAGCGCGTGTGAAGGGGCGTTGGGCCCTTTTACAAGGTTTTTACGCTCCCCTTCTGTGATCGACAATTCGGCGCAATTTGATTGCCTCGGCCAGGGGCGGCAGATGGATTTTGCAGCCTCGCATGAATTCGATTTGCACGTCCAGCATGGTGACGCCCAGCTTGGCGCACTCAGCTTTGAAAGAGTTCTTCACTCCCGATGGTACTGGCCGCAGGTATAAGGTCCCTGTCGTATCTTTTGATCTGGCTGCTCCACTCATGGTGATTTGTCCTTTTGGGTTGAATAAACTGACCGAAGAAGTTCGTTGAAGATGTTGAGATTGTCCCCCCGGCCTTGGCCATCGAGGACCTCTTCTAATATGCTCTGCTTTCGCTGCAGGAGCTTGCACAGCTTCTCCTCAATCGTATCATAGGCCACGAGGTAGTAAATGAACGCGGTCTCCTTCTGCCCAATCCGATGGATCCGGTCCTCCGCTTGCACCAGGTCTCCTGGCGTCCAGGGCAGATCGGTAAAAACGCAGGTGTCGGCCGCGGTCAAGGTGATGCCAATTCCAGCGGCCCGGATATTGCCTAGGAACAGACGCACGTTGTCCTTGTGCTGGAAGGCGTCCACGGCCCGTTGGCGCTGCCGACCTTTTACTCCCCCATCCACGACCACACTTTGCCGATGGTAGCGAGCATGGAGCAACTCAACCATCCGGCGGTGCATGGAAAAGACGACCAACTTCCCATCACTACCCTCGAGGAAATTGTCCACCCACTCATACACCAACTTCAACTTGAGCTTGGCACACAAGCGCAGTAGATAGCCAATGCGGGTCAGAGCTTCAGCCCGAGCCGCTCGCCTTGCTCGTTCGATCGAGATCGTTCTCAACCACCCTAGGAAGTCAGCCTGGGCGGTATCATACTCAGTCCGGTCAGGCAAGCGCAGCATCAGCACCTCGCGCACCTTTGGGGGTAAGTCTTGCAGGACATCCCGCTTGAGGCGCCTGACCATGCACAATTCTTTAAGATGGGCGTGGAGGACATCGAGGTCCCGGGCCCCGCTGAAATCCCAACCCCAAGGAAAGTGGCGAGGCTTAGTCCAGCGGAAGACGAACTTGTAGAAGCTCCTAAAAATGTCGGGACGAATGACGGAGAGTGGGGCCCACAGCTCTGATGGTCGATTGGTCAGGGGCGTACCACTTAGCCCAATGACTCTAGGCACGCGCTCACATAGCTTGCGCGCTGCCCGATACCTTTGGGAGGCACGGTTCTTGATGTAGTGAATCTCATCGAGGATGATCAGCCCGGGCCCCAACGCCTTCAGATATGGCAGCCAAGGTCCAAGGATGTCATAATTGATAATGACCAAAGGTGCGCGAGTAGCCGGTTTGAAACGTCGGACTTTGCGCCCTTCTAAGACTTCGCTCGGCAAGCCCAGATGGTGAGCGGCTTCTCTCTCCCAATTCAGCTTCACGTTAGCTGGGCAGACCACAACCACCGGCCGCGATGCTGGGGTTTTGTAGACATAGAACAAGGCCTGCAGGGTCTTGCCTAGTCCCATCTCATCGGCCAATAGGATTCGACCGCCCCAGTCTCGAATCTGTCGGGCACCAATGAGCTGGTAATCCCGTAGTTTGGTAATCTGCATGAGTCTTACCTCCGAGCCAAGCAGGACCGGACTTGCTGGGCCGAGAGACCAATGCGGGTAAGCAGCCAGACTTCATCTTCTGATAGTCCGGCTCGAGCTAACATGCGCTCGACCCCAGTGCAGGGCAACCGCCTTTGGGTAACACTAAGCTGGGAAATCGCGTGTTTGATCTCCTCCATTACCTCCCGCACTTGACGCTTACTCCAGCCAAGGATGGCCAAATACTCACGCACGCTGCGCAGGTAAGCCTTTGGGCTTCGGACTTGATCCCAACGCATCAGATGCTCCAATTCCTGGGGGGTGTTAAGAAAAAGCCGGAGCACCCCACGGGCCTCTTGCTTCAGCTCGCTTTCAAGGAGCAGCACAAAGCGACTCGGCAACTCCTTCCCAACCATCTCCTCCTTGACCTCTGGCAAATTGCGGTGCTTCTGCTGCTTCATCGTGAAATTGTACAGCTCGCAGTTGAGGGCAAAGTAAAGGAAGGTCGGGAAGCGGCACCGCTTGGCGAACCGATCAGGCTGGTAACCCCGATAGGAGCGAACGAACGTGAGGTGTGCTTCACCGAGCACCTCCTCGAATGATAATCCACTCCGGGCGACGAAGTAGTGAACTACCTTATAGATGAGCAAACGGACATCATTGTAGGTGTCCGTGAGAGCTTCTTGTTCAATCGCAGTCAGTGGCAGGGTGGTCGTGGACATAGGATGCCTTTGCAATGTTAGATCCCTATGCTGTGGTCAAGAAAAATCCTCCTCGGCCTTATGAGGGCACAGGGAGGATTTTCTTGGACTGCGCTGTGTGCCGTTTTAATTGCGGCCGACCGGCAGCAGCTGGCGAAACTCGTTGATCTGGTCCATCTGGCGCAGGGGCGGCTCCTTCTTCACCACCTGGGTGAAGGCGTTGAGTAGGCTCCAACTCGTCCTCGGCTTGAAATCAGTGAACGCCGGGTTTCGATAAGCCCAATCAACTTGCCCGATCAACGACCAAGGCATGACGCCCTGCCGACCGGTCTCGACTAGGACCTCATAAACCTCAGCCTCGATCAGCGTGTGGTCTTTCATCTTCTTGACCATCATCGGAATGCGCCCGACCTTCTCCAAGTACTCATCCATCGCCACATGCAGCGCCTCCGGTAGGTCGAACCCGGTGGTGTGCTTCTTGCACAGCACCACGTCCCCGGTGACCATGCCGTTCATGCAAACGAAGACCCGAGTGCCTACGACCAGCTTCAGCGTCCGGCGCATGGCGTTGGATGTGAGGAGGCCTAACTCGAGACGCTGATCATCCGGCATCTCGACCGACGGAATTTCGATCCTGAAGGTTCCGGCCATATCAGCCCGATCCTTGCTGAGGGAAAAGACCGCCTCCTTGGTGGCCCAGCCCCTCTGCTCGCACTCGCTGCGGATAGCCGTCACGAGGTCGAGGTGTTTGATGCCCTGCCAAAAGCTGCGGGCCCATTTCGGACGAATGAGCGGAACCCGCTTGAGGGCTTGCTCGGTAACTGCGTTGGTTGCATTGGTATGAATCATGATTTGATCTCCTTATGCGGTTAGCGGACGTTGTGTTTACCAAGCTGAAGGGCCTTCGTACGGGAGACCAATCTGGCCTCCGGATAGAACTTCTGCACCACCTGCAAGCGCATCACCATCAGCTCAGACACATCATAGAACGCGGAGCGAGGATTGGTCGTGAACTCAATCTCTCCTCTAGTCGATCCGTAACAGTCCAAGAATCGGTGACAGACCTGCGGGGTTGAAACTGAAACTGCGATTGTCATTTTTTCATCCATAGGACTCCTTGTGTGGTTGTGGTTTCTATTCGTACCAAAAGTCAGCTTCACGCAGGTTGCGGTACAGTAGGTCCAGCTGCGCTTCAGTGGCGCGCTTGACAAAGGTCTTCTTGACCCGGGCGTGCATCGCCTTGACCATCCAAAAGACCACCTTGCGCTTTCCGTTCACGCCACCGTGGCCATAATACTCCGGATGGATCCTCGGAAGTGGGGCCCGGATTTTGATCGCCGGCCCGCGCAGCACGCGCTTCCGATGCAGTGGGACCGCGCAGACCGACAGCGCAAGGTAATCCGGCACCACGCGCTTACCATGCGCGTTAACGGGGAAGTCCTCCGGATTGTTCCATCGGGTGGCCACCAGCTTGTGCGTCGCCTGCCTGGGCCACTCGACCGGGACGTAGGTCCCATCGGGCAGTCGCTTAACAAAGTCAACGCAGTGGGTGTTGAACAGTTTGAGGAATTCGGTTCCAAATTCCTCGCGGACGAGACGCTCGGACATCAGCCTCTGCATCTCAGATTCGGATTCGGATTTGATGCTCATTGTGGATGTGGATTTGAGCTTGTGGTTTCGATCTCGGTTAACATTCGGGCCTGGCACTCTGGACAAATGCTGTGACTGATCTTCCCGGCCACCGGATCGTTCGCTGCCACGACCACGTCCCCCATATCCTTCTTGCACCACGCGCAAATGCGATGTGCAACTGCTTGAGGGGCGTTTCTGGATTCGGTGCTGTCTGCCATGCTCATAGCGTACAGAGCACCAACAAGACCGCAACACTTAGTCCTGTTGGGTATCTAACAGTAGAACAGCTTATGCACAGGATAAGTGTCGCATAAGTCACTAGCAGCAGGTTGGAACGCTGCTGATAATAGCTGCGCAATGGACACGAAAGACTTCCCCGACTGGCGCGCCCCGCATACGCTGCGTGATTTCCCACCCTCTCGACATCGAGGCCTGCAGAAGTGCCTGTTGAGGGACTATGGAGACAAAATTGAGCTGGTCTCCCTCGTGGTGAAGGAAAACTGGCGAGACAAGGGGGTGGGCAGTCGCATAGTCAAAAAGATCCAGGAATTGCAGAAGCCCATCTTCTTGCACCTCCGCTCTGACGGCCCCCCCGGCGACAGGTTCGAGAACATCGGGAGGCTGATCCACTTCTACCAAAACCTGGGATTTGAATTCCTTGGTCAGTCCAATTATCAAATGGTCTGGGTTCCACGCTTTTGATGCCACTTAAAAAGCTAGTCCTCGAGAACTTCCAGGTTCATCCCAAGCTGTCCCTTGATTTGGACCCGCATATCACCTGCATCATTGGACCATCCGACGTTGGCAAGAGTGCAGTCATTCGGGCCCTGCGCTGGTTGTGTCAAAACGTGCCTGATGGAGCAGAGTTCATCCGCGATGGGACCAAGCAGGCCATCGTGACTCTGCAAGCCGACGGTAAGACCATAATTCGCACCCGAGGCACAGAAAACAGTTACCAACTTGGTCGGGAGGAATTCAAGGCCTTCGGGAAAAGCGTACCAGAAGAGATCATCAAATTGGTCCGAGTCGATGACATCAACTTCCAAGGCCAGCATGATTCCCCTTTCTGGTTTGCTGAGTCAGCCGGGGAGGTCGCGCGGCATCTGAACCGGATTGTCAATCTCGATGTCATTGACCGGGTGCTGGCTGACATTGCGGCCAAGAAGCGCGAGGCTGACCAGGCCTGCAAGCTGCTCGAGGAAAGGCTGAAAGCGGCCAAGCAGCAGAAGGACTCACTCCAATTTGTCGTGGGACTGAACAAGGAATTGAAAATCCTCGAGGATCGGGCCCAACGACTATCCCAATCGCAGGCCAAACGGAAGGCGCTGTCGGTTCTAGTCGAAAAGCTCCAAAACCTGCGGACCGCGCGCGATACAGCCCAAAAGGTCGCGAACCGGGGCGTTTCCGCCCTCGATATAGCCCTAAAAGCCCTGGAAACGTCCCAACTACTGTCTAAACTGCAGAGCCTGGTAGGGAGAGCGAAAACGCTGTCTCGTGCCCGGAAGTTATCCCGGCCGGATTTCGACCCGATTGAAAAGCTGCGAGCAAGCTATGACTCGGTTTATGAGCGTTGGGACAACTTGACCAATCAGCTTGATTCCTTGCGGACTCTTTGGCGCCGACGGAAGGAGACTAAGGAACGAGCTGATACCTTAGCTAAGGACTTAGATCAGAAGACTGAAGGCCGATGCCCGCTGTGTGGAGGACTCCTTGATGAAACCCATCGCTGTGCTGTGTAGTGACATTCACTTGCAAGAGCGCCCGCCCGTGGTGCGCAGTAATGAGCCGAGCTGGTGGGCAGCTATGCAACGGCCCTTTGATGAAATTGGTAGCTTTGGCGTCCCGATCTTCTACGCTGGTGATATCTTCAATCATTGGCGCAGCCCACCGGAGCTAATCAATTGGGCCATTCAACACCTCCCTCCCGGCTTTGCGGTGCCGGGACAGCACGACCTACCTCTCCATAACCTGCTAGACCTGCACAAGAGCGCGTTCTTCACCTTGCTAGAAACAGGGACGTTGTCACTGCTCATGCCCGATAAGCCTACACTCATCGGGAAGAAGATTAGAGCGTGGGGCTTCGCTTGGGGACAACCTCTACGATCCTGCTCGATTAAGAAGGAACCAGACCGGATCAACCTCGCGATCGTCCACGCCTACGTCTGGCGCCAAGGATACAACTTCCCTGGCGCGACCGAGGAGACGCGGGTTTCAGCCTACGCTAAGGCCCTGCATGGCTATGACGCAGCGGTCTTCGGGGACAACCACAAAGGGTTCACCACTTACAAGAGTGGATGCAATGTCATCAACGCTGGGACGCTCATGCGTCGGACGATCGACGAGATCAACTACTGCCCCCAGGTCGGACTGCTGATGGAAGACGGAACTATCGAGCCCTATCAACTGGATTGCAGCGAGGACAAGCTTCTCCCGCGCACTGAGGCCAAGCTGATTGAAGAAGAGACCTTCAAGATGGAGTCCTTCCTGCAGGAATTGGAAAAGCTCGGGCATACCAATCTCGACTTCCGGCAAGCGGTCCTTGATTACCTGATCACCTACAAGGTTTCCAAAGCCGCGCAGACTATATTGAAGTATGCCTTAGACCACGCCCATGATTAGCCTCGACAAATATCAGAAGCTCAAAGCCCAAGTCGATGAGGCCAAAACCTCGGCCGCTGAAGCGGAAGGGGCCTACCAGCAAGCCATGCAAGAGCTGAAGCGTGAGTTTGGCTGTGAGACCCCCGAGCAAGCCAAGCGGATGCTATCTGACCTGACCGCCGAGCTTGAACGGACTGAACGCAAGTTGGAAGAAGCTCTGGCGAACTTTGAAAAGGAATGGTCCCATGCAGTCGCTCACGCCGCTGAGACAGGAAGTTGACGCGAGATTGGCCGACTACCGCGCCGCCGAACGAATCCTCGGGCAAGAGCAGGATGCCCTGATTGCAGCCGAGGACTTGGTCGTGGACTGTGAGGAAGCGCAGAAGATCGCGCAGCTAGTCGCCCAGACCGTTCAACAGCAAGCCCACGCCCGATTGGCCAAGGTCGTATCCCAATGCCTTAGCACCGTCTTCGATGAGCCCTATGAGTTCAAAATGATCTTCGAGCAGAAGCGAGGGCGCACGGAATGCCGACTGGTATTTGTGCGCAATGGGCTGGAAGTGGACCCAATGTCAGCGGCCGGAGGAGGAGTCGTCGACGTTGCTTCCTTCGCGCTGCGCCTAAGCTGCATTCTTCTCGCCAAGCCTCCGGTGCGTCGGCTGCTAGTGATGGATGAACCCTTCAAGTTCCTAAGCGAGGAATATCGCGGGCGCATTAGGACGATGCTGGAGCAGTTGAGCGAGGAGCTAGGCGTCCAATTCCTGATGGTGACGCACATCGACCAACTCAAGACCGGCACGGTCGTAGAGCTGTAAAAGAAACGGGACAGGCCGCGCTAGCAGCCTGCCCCGCCCCTATCCCGACCACACATCCACACGCATCCCTCCTCAGGGTTGCCTATGACCTCGGGTAGGGAAGTGATTAGCCCTCCATACCCGCTCGACGGCTAAGATGGAAGGTTTTTAGAATACGGTGGATTAGCTCCTCCGCCAAGGCTACTTCGGCTGGCACCGGCATGATACATTCATCAGCCACCGAACGGATGGCTTCGCCCACGTTACCATTGAGATCCTTGTCATAAGCGATGACCGGGATTGCGGGTTGCAAGGATTTCAGTTCTCTGATTAGGGTAGCCCCGTCCGACGGAAGAGGAATTCGCATGTGGACGAATACGATGTCCAACTCATGGGCCGTGGCCTGGGTCACCGCCTCACCTATGTCCTTGGCCTCATACACGGTCACGTTGAACTGACTGAGGAACTTGTTGGCAACCCCCCGGACCTCATCTCGGGCGTCCGCGATGAGAATCTTTACAGGTTCGGTGAATGCCTGAACCATCTGGGTGCGGCGGTCAGCATCCTCTGCAAGCTGCCTGCCGTTGCGACGGTGCATGAAGAATGAAAATGGAGATTTGCTATTCATTGGAGCCACTGAAAAGAAGACAACCAACCGAGAAACTTACCCACGAGGTTTGCCATCTCGATGGCGTGGGTGAGGAGGAATACGAGGATCAGAGTTACAGTGAGATTCCGATTCACCACCGCCTTCCCCATCAGCCAGTCCATCTTTTGATCGTTGATCGAGTAATTGTCGATGATGAACTGGTCCGCCTTGGAGAGTTTGGCGTAGTTGGGAGGTCGGTGAGGCTGGAACTCATCCGGCGGCGGCTGGCTGAGCCAAAGCGGGATTTTCATGGTGGGGGAGGTGGAGGTATGAAGGGTTAGTACTGGGCCTTCTGCTTGCCGCCTTGCGGATAGACGATGTAGAACTGGTTGACGTACTCAGCCACCGAAGCGGCGTCTTGGGCGGCGGCACCCCGGTCGCTTTCAGCGGCGGTGGCATACTGGTCGGCTTGACCGGCGTTCGTACTGACAAACTCGGTGTCCGCCGTGGTCTGGTAGAAGGCGTTCAACTGGTCCTGCGTCGGGTTGGGGCCGAGGGCGGCCAGCGCAGCGTTGAAGATGTCCTGCTGGTTGGAGTTAATGGTGGCGGCGGTGCTGGCAGCGGACCGTGAGGCGGCAGCGGCGTCCGAAGCCTGCTGGGAGGCGGTGTTGACCGTCGTCTGGCAGCTGAGCAGCGCGTTCTCTTGGTAGGGCTGCGGATTGGCCATGATCTGGCCGGCTTGGGCGTTCCCGGTATTGGTCACGCCTCGTGCGGTCTGGGCAGTCTGGGCGGTGTTCCAGGCAGTCGTGCGGGCGGCAACGACACTATCGCGGTTGGTAGGCATAGTAATATATGATGGTTGACTGACTTGTGGTTGCAAAGGTTATATCTTCAAGATCAGGAGGTCTCGGTGGGTCGACCTTGGCTACTTCCCGTTTGATCCACGGAGTCACGTGCTGCCACAGCCAAACTGCACCAGTACGGATGTGGCCTTTGAAGAACCAAACAGCAGCGCCACCAACCAGGTAGCCCGCGAGGGTATGGTAGTTAATGAAGAACAGTAACGTTTTTGTTATCATGTTGGTTTATGGTTGAGTTTACCGATCAAATAAGCCTGAGTTTCGATAGGACTGCCTCATGAGCAGCTTTTGCCTTGTTATCTCCACCCCACCACTTATCCCACTCCTCCTTCACGGCAACACCTGCCTTCTCAGCCAATGAAAAGCCGTGATGGGCCAAGGCTACCGCGTCGTCACGTGTCTTGGTCACTCCACGTAGTTTGATGGAGATATATCCTGCTACAAGCACTAGAATTGCCGACAGACCACCCAACGCCTTGATTCTGTCTCCCAAGGTCTCAGCGTTGTCAGCCCACTTAGCATTAGCACTGGTATACTTAGTAGCCACCTGGGATGTGACCACCAGTGCCGTCGTCTGCTTGTCCAACTGCTTGACGGCAGCTACGGCCGTTGCATCAGAAGCGTTGGCGTGAGCGGTGACGGCCACCAGGGTAGCGTGCACGGCAACGGCATCAGTAGTCATCTGGGCAATCTTGGCGTCACGGTTGGCAATGGCTACCTTGTCATCTTCATGAGCGGCGAGCAGGCTGTCCCAGATGGCTTTCTGTTCCGGCGACAAACTTTCACCCAGAGCCTTGTAGGACGATTCAGTTAACGTAGTGGCCAGTTTCACCACTGGTGATGGGTTTGGTTCCTTGAGCAGAGTTGCGTGCGCCGCGTAGCTGAACCCGGAAGCGTTAGCCTCGATGGTCTGATGCGTAGAGTCCAATTCCTGGTGGGCCTTAATAACTGCTGCTACGGCTTGTTGGACGGCTTTCGTCTCATGTTGAACATCAACAGCCTGCTGTTCGGTCTTGGCTGCTGCAATCGCCGCCTTGTCTGCCACTGCCGTGTTGCGACCGGGGGCAAACACTTTGAGGTACAGATATCCACAGAGAAGAAAGACGCCAACCCCTACTGGAACTATGAGGGGTATGGCACCTCGGTTTGAGTGTATGTTTTTCATGGGTCTCCTTTGTTGGTTTACGAAACTTTGAAAATCTCGACATTGTGGATGCGCAGCCGGTTGGACACCAAGGGAAGGCGGACCCAGAACCAATCGGGTAGGGTTAGGGCAGCACTGGCGGCGTTCCAAGTCAGAGTGGCGGTGGCGGTGTAGGCCACGGTGAACAGCAGGTTGCGAAGGTTGGTACTGGTCTGGTCGGTAATTGCCGTGTTTGCCACGTAGTAGCTCATGGTAACCGTCTGATTGGATGCTCCGGGGTTGACCACAACGTACTTCTGGGCGTAGAAGGCGCAGTTGCCGGTAGCAAAGGTCGGGGTGGCAATGCTGGTCGCGTCGTTCTTGGTCAGGTTGGTAGCTCCGTTCCATGATGAATGGTAACGGTAGGACGAACAATCCAGCAAGCCCTGTCCGGCTCCATTCGCGGTCAGCGAGATGGCATTGGCTCCGCCAAAGCCTCCGTGGAAGCACGCCCCGATGAATTGTGATCCCGCCTTACCCGGAGGGATCACGGACGAGTCCTTCAAACCCATGGTGAACCAGTCAAGATAGCTGGCCGGGACTAGGGATTCGGCGGTGCAGGCAGCATCGTTGTTGTTGTAGGGAACGAACTGGTAGAGCATCCCCACCCGCACCTCATTCCAACTGGAACCGATGGTGGTTTGCCGCAGAAGACCACTACGACAGTCCAAAATGCCATCTTGACGGGAGTTGACTGTAGCGATGACGATAGACATATTAAGAAATCTTGTAAGCTGACAAACAAGTAATACGCAACCGGTTGGCGGTAGAAGGCAGTCGCATCCAAACCCAGTCGGGCAAGGTCAGGGCAACACTTGAGGCGTTCCAAGTAAGGGTGGGTCCGGTGGTCCAGTAGTTTCCAAAGATGTAGGTATGGAGAGTGTAAGAAGACCCGTCAACGGCTGCTCCCGCGTTCATCATGTAAGAAACCGTCACCGTCTGGTTAGACAACCCAGCGTTGTTTACCACAAACTTCAGTCCGGCGATGGCGTTGACAGTCGTGGCTGACCACTTAGCAAAGCTGAGGCTGGTGCTGTCTGCTGACCCAGCCAACAAGGTCGCGCCGTTGTACGCAGCGATGTACCGCTTTGTCCCGCCTCCGGTCCCGCCTTGATCCATCAGACCAGCGGCGCTTTGGTTGGAGGTGAGGGTGATTGTGGAACCTGAAGTAGTACCCGGCCAACACCACCCCATGAATTGACTACCCGCCCGTCCAGGTAGAATGATGCTGCTATCCTTCAACCCGAAGTTGAACCACTGCAACGGCCCGGAGGGAGTCACCATCGGACTCTCCGCCGTGCAGTAGGTGTCGTCGTTGCCAGCAGGAACGAACGTGTAAAGCATCCCAATTCTCATCTCGATCCAACTGGCTCCAAACGAGGTCTGCCGATGGTAGTAATTCTGGGTGTCCAGAATCCCCACTATATCGGTGGTATTAACGGTTTGGATTTTGCAGCCCATTGGAGTTAAGAGTTGATCAAGTTAATGTCGGCGTTTCCACCCCACGCGTTTCCCAATCCTCCAGCATAGGGAGCAGTGTAGGGAGTTCCACCGGTCAAAGAGTTAACAGTAGTTCCAGACAAACCCGAATAGCCTTGGAAATCATCCCCATTCCAGGTATACTGAAAGTCCGTAATGGAAGCAGCACCAGCCCATGCGTTGCCCACCAGAGCGGGGTTGGTAGAAGAGTATGGTGAACCCCCGCTCAACGAAGAGTAGGTTCCGTTAGAGTACGACTGCATGTCATCCCCGTTCCAAGTGTAGTCGAAGTAAAGAATCTGACCGCTGTTCTTCCATAGCAGGTTCCCAAACGTGTCCGTGTTGATGTCCAGCCGGTCATAGGTAGCTGAGGGATATTGTTGGAAGTTTTCGTTCGACTCACGGAAGAAGAAATCAGGTGAGGAACCAGTAATGACAGATTCCCTCCAGCCGGAGTAGTTTCCTCCGGTCTTGGTCGAGTAATTACCGTTTTGGCTCCTGAACATGGTTATTGGGCATAATCACCAAACAGAACAAGGTTGACCTTGTTGGCAACATCAGCAGACATGAAAACAGCATCGTGGAGAGAGGTGAGAACAATTCCCATCGCCGGAAACTCTTCCTCGATCCATTCTCCCGGACCCATAGTGTATTGCATAACTTGATTGGCAGCGGAAGGTGTCCCCAAAGCCCCTCCGCTGGCCTGCACTAAGTAAGCCTTAACCACCCGAGCCGCAGTATCCGAGTTGAACAGCCGCCATCCCTTTATGTAGGTCGTGGTGGCCGGGGTGCCGGGATTGTCATATACGGCAGCCGCAGCAGCAGCCAGTTGTTGAACTAACGCGGCGTTTAGAGTTTGATGTGTTAAGGTAGCCATGGTAGAGAAAGGTTATTCAAAGAGCCAAATATCACGGGCGTCCAAGGTTGCAGAGGCTCCAGCGGCTGACAAGATGCCCCCGGATAGGCTTAGATTAGTTCCAACCTGGATTTCCTCAATCGCTCCGGCTGCCGCAGTTGAACGGCCAAGCATTCGGTTTGAGTTCATGGTCAGACCGGAGCCGGTGATCAGACCAGTCGCCACCAGAGCTGCAAGCAGTACCCCACTATCCTTAACCAGCCTCCCCGTGGTCCCGTTGAAAAGAGCTATCCTTGAGTCCACCGATGAGGCAGGACCGATCACTGCCCCATCTATGTTCGTTTGGAGACAAACCCAGTCGGCCCCGACCGTTGCCTGATCGCCACCGGAGTTGGCGATGATACAGATCAGGGTATCTCCAACCTCCACAGCAATACCGGAAGCCCCTCCGATCTTGCCCGCCACTGACACCTTGTAAACCCAGCCAATGCTTGCCGCAGGATAGTTAGGATTACCAGAGCAGTTAATCACCCCCTTGAAAATCATAGCCTCGCTCGCAGCCAACAGGGCATCACAGTAAGCCTTGACCGCCTTCTGGGATGGAACTTTGCTGTCAGAGGGACTGCCCCCACCCAGAGAAACATCTGTCGCAAGAGTTAGCAGCGCAAACCAGTCAGCAATGTCCAGCCCCACCCTGGCAATGCAACGGTAGAGAGTATTATTGTCTGAGCACCAGCACATGTCGCCGGGGAAGCACCCCTGCTCCTCAGTATTAAACAGGTTAAGCATCTCATCCATCGTCACCGTACCATGCCAGATCGGGGAAATTAGGTAATCACCGACGAAGAACCGGTGCTGGTCCGTGGTGGCATTCAATTCGTCCGGGTCAATGAAACGCAGGGCAGCCTGACGCTGTTCCTCCGTTCCATTCAAGGGTATCAGTGGGGTGCGTGCCATGTTCAGCCCTTCTTTTTCCCACAACACCCGTTAACCAGGACCGCCTGCACAAAGTCCGGTTTATATACCACCTTTTTCTGGGGATGGGTGCGCCGCCATTCGGATGTCAGCGTTGGATTCACCACGGTGTATCGAGAATCGCTCATGAGGTAGTGTCCACCAATTCTACCCTATCCACGATGGTTTCGTATCCGTCATCATTGGGTATCCGATACCAGAGAGGAGACGCATAGCCCTTGACGCAGTCATCTGCTGAGGCAGTAAAATCCTTCGCCTGATTGGAGAAGTAAACGAAGTCCCCCGTACCATAGTTGCGCCGGTAAAAATAAGCAGTCAATGTATAGGAATGGCCTTCGATCAGGTCCTCTGGCTTGGCATGGAGCTTGACCTTTCCCTCCCGGATGAATACATCCTTTTTCTCCGTCCCCGTCCGTAATGAAACATAGGCATGGCAGCAACCATGATTGGAGGCAGGCTGGCAGTCCACTACTGGGTCCAACTCACTATCTGGCACGCTCAGGATGTCATCATAAGTGGCGTATGGTGGGGAAGTCTCTGCCAGGGCCCGCTTAATCACATCGTCAATCGTATCCTCCTGACTTAGGGTCTCCGTCATCTCACCAGATGCCTTCTGATACCGGAGTGGACTGGGGCTTTTCTGGATACAGGATTCCGTACCCGCAATCGTCCTCAACGTTGCAGTAAGTGAGGTTACCTCGGTCGTACCGGCGGGGAAGTCACTTTCACTGGGGCCTCCTCCCTGCGGCACCCCATCAATCGTCTTGGTGGAGGTATCAGTCTCCGTAATGGCACAGGTCGGAGGAGTAGTCGCTAGATGTGGCCGATAGTCATCCTCCAGATTCCAGGTATCCTCGGTGTCGTGCATCTGGCAATTCAGAGAGTAGCAGACAACTGTTGTGCCAGGGGCCGCACTCGATGGGGCACCCCACTGGTCTCCATAGTTGTACCGACCGACAAAGGACCAGATAGTCACAGGCATCTCATTGGAAAAGTAGCCCAAATCCCGGTCCCAGGTGTCCCCGTCAAAGAAGGTATATTGAATCGGGTCACCACCGTTATTGATTGAACCCCCAATATGAATCTTGGGGGTACCTAGAGTGGAGGAGCAGTGTCCAGTGAATCGGAGGGTAGTATTGTCAAGGCGGTACCAGGTGACATATCCGGTGGCCGTGTCCCCTCCCCCACCATCATAGTCTGGAGGATTCAGCTGGCCAGAAGAGGAGCCCCCGCCATCTGAGCAGCCGCTGTTGTTGTATTCCTTCAGCGAAATAGTGCCAACCTTGGTGCGGTCCTTGTAGAAACGGGGAGGGTCGCTCTCCTGTCCATCCTCCTCCTTGAATCCGCAGAATGAACCCTGACAGGTCTTCATCCGGCACTCAGCATAGCCATAGACAGCAGGACTTGGCAACAGGTCTGGATACCTCCCGGGATTGCCTCCACCTCCTCCACCACCAGGGATGGGCACCGGTCCTCGCGGGATCACTCCAATTGGTGGGGAAGTAGCATTATCACACTTGTCATCATCCAACTCAGGGTCCCAATCCCAAATCGATGGATCAACCTGCTGGAGGTCCATGCTAATCTCAATTGCCCCATCGCTCCCGACCGACCACTGCCAAGTCACCACCAGCATAGGCATACCCTTGGCTGAGTTGTCGGGATCGACGTACCCCAATTCAGGAATGTAGAGAAGTATAGGTAATCCCGCCTCGCAGCGCAGCCCATTGACGTCAGTTTTAATTGAGCAAGTTCCAGAGAAGCGAGACCGCATCAAATTAATCTTAGCCAACCGCCGAGCCAGAGGGATGGTGTTCGCCCAATCAAAGTCGACTTGATTAGGTAGCGGACCCCCATCATCGGTCACGAAATCGCTCTTTTCATAAGCCGGGTAATCAGTTGCCTGCCAGTTGTTTGATTCCAACGTGAAGGTCCCAAAAACCTGATTCACCCGATTAATCTTCGAAGTGCGAGTTGAAGCAGTGACGTTAGCAATTAGAATTGATTTATCGACGGTAAAGGTAGGCTCCACCCACGCCCCGGCATAGACGCGCCACTTCCCACCTGAGTAGACACGAGTCCCGGCCATTGAGGCAATGAAGTTGTTGATAATATCTTCCGCCGAGTCATCCATCGAAATGACCCCATCAAAGGTATATCTCTTCTGCGGAACGTAACCAGAGCGAGAGGCACAGGAAGGTTTCGTTGGAACAATCTCATCGCAAATGTTCGCCGCAGCAATTAGCTCATCCACGCCAATCTCATTCACCGACAGCCCCGGACCTAAGTCGGGCAACATGACATAGTGGTTCTGACAGAGCGCCGGATTATCCGTGTAAGCGGTAGGATAAGGATCACCAGAGGTCGTCGGTAGCCGTGGGTCCCAAATGTCATTCCTACCTTTGCACACAAAGCTGATATTAGGCACCCCATTCGCAAAGACCGTCGTATCATACTTCATCTGGACCCAGGCACACGCCACGCCAACCATCTTGTCAGTTTCGCCCCAATGCCCAGATGGATCCACTCCAATTGCTAACGCGGTTTGGTCGAGTGTTCCTAAGCGATACTCAACATAGACATGACCAATCCAGGGATTAGCTGAATAGGTCCCATCGGAATTAAGGACTGTACCAGTCGGCACCCAGCCTGCCCCGCTTGCAGCCAATGGACACTTCACATTATCAAACCACAGCTCTTCAACCTGCTGAATCGGCCCATCACACAGAGCCAGGATGAAATTGAGGTACTCATTATTGGTTCCGTTGGTGAAGATAAAGACTTCAATCCCTCCGATCCTGCGCCTCCCATAAATGATCTGGCGGGCTTGAGTGGCGCTCTGAATCATCGTGGTCGTGCCAGAGCCGGTCTTCTTCAGCCGCTTGGCCTCCATGTAGGCACTAACGGCGACGATTGCGGTCAGCGCGTACAGCCCATAGATGACGATTGTTTCGATGCCCATGATCAGAAGGGTATGTGCCAAGCGGCCTTGGCCCGATTCATCGGGATCTTAATGAGCCCCTTTAGACCCGGGCTCATCGCATACTGCCCGACGCAAATGCCTAATCCCTGCTCCAATTCATTCTTGCCCACGTCTCCGGAGAAGAAGACAGGATCCCCACGCTGGGCCATTCTCCAGTCGCATGGTTGAATTCCAACTTGGGTGAGGACCTTATCAGCAGCGTGGAGGAAACCATCCTTCCCGAGCTTAGAAAGCAGCCTACTCGCCCCTAAGTCGGAGCGGTACTGCTTAGTGAACTCCTCGCCCAGCTTGACCCCGGTAATCTCAAAGATCATTAGGGCAGTGAAGCGAACGCAATCATTAAGCCGACGGTGGAAGGGCTTCCACTCCCGACGGGCAATGACGGAATGATAATGTTTCTCCCAATTAGGCAGACGATGTGTAATCTGGATCATCCCGGTGTGCCCGCGAGGACTGGTGAACCGGCCTTCCCCCACGGAATGTTCATATCGATGATTTGAGTGATCTTCGAAAGGGCAGTGTCCCCTAGCCCTGGATGCAAGACTTGCTGATCAGCGTCGGTGTACTTCCAGGACCGCTTGCGCAGGATGTCAGCCATCCGACTCTCACAGTTGATCGTGAGCGAGATGGTATCAGGACCCATGTCCGAAGCATCACTGTCGAGTGTCCCTTTCCAGGTCGGCTCCGGTGGCATCTCAATAGTCTTAGTCTCTGAATTCCAGAACGCCAAAGTGATCTCCACGGTGTGGTCCTGGTAAGCATCGCTCACAATCTGCGCCCGGATCGTAGGATCAAGTCCATTCACTTTCACCTGGATGCCGGTCGAACCACTATCAAGGGACTCGGTCAGATTTTGAATGCCTACCACGGACCCTATTCCTACCCAGGTCTGTCCGCTCCCATCGGTATAATTGTATCTTCCCGTCCATAGATAACGGGGCAGGCTAGGGAAATCAGCGAAGATAAAGATTACCGGCTGGATAACGCCTTTGGCAATTAGTGCCAGAGTCTCAACGGTAAGAGTGCGTTCGACCGGGGGAAGTGAAGTGCCCGAGCTCATGGATAGGGAATAGCCTCCTCTGCACCAAAAGCAAAGCCGGTCATAAACCAATCCTCGCTCCAGGGAAACTTCGGCCAGTCAGTAAGGCGAAAAATTCCATAGGCGTCGGAACCGACATCAATAGCCGTGTTAGCAGCTATCCCCCCAACGTTCGGCCAAACCGTCAAAGTAGCTGCCCCTCCCCCACCGGAGTTCACGTCATCGAGCAATTGGTAAAGCCGATTGTTAATTGCAATCCAGTCTCCGGCCAGAAGCATCTTCGTAATGCTAGGGGGCCAACCCTTGGTGACCAGATCGCAGCCAGTCTGATTTGCTCCATCCACCTCCGGGTGGTAGGAGCCACTTGGAACATAGGACCCCCGCACCGCTGCGGCGACCTCGTCCTGCATATAGAAAGTCCCTTGGATGCCATTGAGCTTGTGAATGAATGCCATCCACTTTTTGGCCGCCGCCAGTGGCATTGCTTGCACCTTCACACTAGCGAGCCGGATCTGCCCTTCCCAGACGTAGATCTTCCGCGTCAAGTCGAAAGGATTAATTTGGCGCGCTACGGCCGAGGTCGGGTCCCATTCAAACTCAATGAACCCCGGCGTGTCCGGCAGGTCTAAAGGATAGGTGATAGGCATGTGAAATTACCGTTGGACGTTCTTGCGGAAGGTTCCCCCTCGGGCAATTCCATCAAGAACTGCTCGCATGGTCTCCCGTTTGATCTGTTCGGCCTTGGCATTCAGCTCAGCATGGGACACTCCGCTGGCGAAGTTCTGATTAACGGTGACGGAATGACTTTGCCCCTCGCGGGTCTTGGTCAAGTCAATAACTTGTTCATCCGGGTGGAGAATAGCGTACATTCCTCCCCGATTGTCCACCCCACCCGATCGGGAGCCGCTAGCAGTAAACCCTCCACCTTCGAAATTGGCAATGTCGGTTGCTACCATGACCGCCACGTTGGCGTAGCCTAATGCTTCCATCATCGCGGCCATTTCGGGACCCAGGATCGGTCCCCCTTCGGCCAAGGCCTTAGTCGCGGCCAGCTGAGTCTGGACAATGGCCTGCGCAATCGCGATAGCCTTCTCCATGACGTAGGCAGCCTTGTAAGCAGTGGTACCCTTGGTAGCCAAATTCTCAAGCCCCGTGGCCAGCGTGGAAGCAGAACTGAGAACGGTCTGATCCATAGTCAGATAGAACTCCTTCTGCTTGTTGGCCAGATCCTGAGTCAGGGTTAAGATCCTGGAATTGGCGGCCTCGGTAATGCGAACCTTATCTTGAGCAGTGAGGGTGGCCCAGTGAGTGGAATCAGCCTGCTCCTGTCTCCAGAGGGCCTGTTCATCGGTCAATTGGTTTTTGAGCGCGGTGATGGCGTCCAGCTGTGAACTACCAGTCTTGACTTGGGTATAGGTCCGGAGGAGTTTCTCTCGCGCGGCAGTGTAGGCATCTGTGCTCATCACCCCGGCTGCGACCTGGGCATCATATTGAGCCTGGGAAATGGTTCCATTCCGAAGCTGCTGGTTATACCGGATTAGGGTTTCCTGTCCATTGACGTAGGCATCGTCCAGCTGCGTCAAGCTCACCATCGTCTTAGCAAAGGGATCTTCCACCCCGAGGACGTTCAGCTTCTCCATGGCCATCAGGTACTGAGAAACAGAGACTTGACCCGATCCCAAGGCCTTGTTGAAGTCCAAGACTTTTTGGGCGTTGGTCTCCCAAGCATTGGCAATGGTCTTGAGCAGTTCCACTGTTTGTGGTAGCTGGCTGGCCCGATGAGTATAGTCCTCGAGAGATCCTCCCGTCAGCCGGATTTGGGTGTTGACCGTCCCCCACGCATGGGCCACCCCCGCTGTTCCTGTCACCATGTCATTGACGCTCTTCTCAAAGGCACTGCCCGTGAACTTCCAATTCTGGACCGACTCGATTTGCTTGTCCACCTGGTCGAGGGCCATGGTGTACTCGTCCGTCCCGGCCACGAGGTCCTTCTGAAAGTTGAGCCAGTCCTTGGCATAGGTGTCCATGTTCGTCTTGGACTGGGTGAGCTGATTGTTCAGCGCATCATAATCACTGACCACGCTCGCAATCGCTGCATGAAATTGGGTAGTATCGATTTGAAGCTTCTTAGGCAGAATCTTGTTGGCCAGCTCGGCCATGTCTGTCAGCCCTTCCAAGAACCCCGCGACTAGGACATCAAGTCCTTCCCGGGCCCCGACGTAGAAGGCGTCAACGATATAGGTCAGAGCCCCAAAGACCATCTTGGCAGTGAGCCATAGTTCGTTGAATGCCCCCATCAGGGCGATGATGACCTGCTCGCCCATCAAGAAGCCTTCGGTCAGATAGCGAACGAGATCGATGACAAGTGAAATTCCTTCGACAAAGGTTTTCTGGGTTTCAGTGAGCTGCTTAGTATGTGCCTGGTTAGAAATAATCGCCGCATCGTTATCTGTCCAAGTCTTCAACATTGGGATCAGCAACTTGTTCAACGCTTCCAGAATAGGAACCAATTCCGAACCAAGGGTGATGAATAGGTTGTGGACGTTGTTCCACATTTCCTTGGCCTGAGCGTTGAAGGTACCCATCTGGACGTTGGCCACGCTGTCCATTGTCCCGCCGGCATTCTCAAAGTCGGACTGCATCTGCCGGATCGCCCCGCTCATTCCAAACAAGGTTTGCATGGCCATGAGTGAACGAGCCTGGAGCCCGAGCATCTGCTCCATTTGTCTTGTCTCCTGTGGACTCAGTCCGGCCATCTGTGATTCCAGCATCCCAATGATATCGGCCATGGGCTTCAACCTGCCGGAGGCGTCATAGATGCTCATCCCAAACTGCTTCCAGACCTCCGCGTGAGTCGAGGCAGATTGGGTCAGCGACCGAATCATCATGTTCAAGTTGGATGCAGCCGTCCCAGCATCCTTGCCTTGCTGGGTGTATGCCGCCATGATGGCCAGACCTTCTGTCATCCCTCCGCTCAACATCCGAATCTGCGTTCCAGAGGAAGCCAGGGCCGAAGCAAAGGCCATTTGCGAGCTGTTTCCTTCCCGAGCAGCTAAGGTGACCGCGTCCGCCACCTCGACCAAATGCTGAGCATCAGTCGCCGCATCTCGACTGGCCATTCCCACCGCTACCTCTGCCCGGGCCAGCGTCTGGGCAGCGGTCGCAGAGTCGGTGTGCGCGGAGATCGCAAACTGATCTGCGACCGCAATGTCCCGGATGGCCTGAGCGGCATCTTTCCCATTCTCCTTCAACGCGCCATAGGCCTTGGCCAAATCATCGGCGCTGTTGACCCCATTGTTCGACAGCTCAACGGCCGTGGCTGCCATCTGAATCCTCATTTCCTCAGTGGCCCCGCTCATGTTAGCGGTTGCGGCCACGAGGTCCTCTTCGAAGTCAGCGTAGGACTTGATTGCGGCCGCTAGCGTCGCCGCTACGATGGCGCTGATCGCGGTAAACCCATACTCAAATGTTCCGACGATGGTTTCGACTGCTCCAGAGGTAGCGTTCTGGACATCAGTCAGGCCCTGCATGTACTGCCGCCCATCGGCGGTCAGAGTCAGGACCAGTGTGCCTAGCGAATCAGCGCCGGCGACAGCCATTTACTTCCTTTTCTTAGGGGGAGGTTTCTTGGGGGGTTGTCCGACGATGGCAGCCCAATTGGCCTTTGAGCGCTGAATATGACGCTGGCGCTTTTCCTCATCGTCTATGTTTTCCTCGCTCGGCTGGGGACCAGGAGCGAAGTCGAATATGAAGTCCTTCAATGGTGTAGCTTTGTGAGTCGCGGCAGCATAGATCAGCGCAGCAATGCGAGCCAGGTAAAACTCCTGACGCTGCACCACCTTCAAATCTTCCTGCATGTACTCGCACCATTCGAGGAACTCCGTGCTAGAGGTTTCTTGCTGTAGGCGTTGGAGCGGCATCCCTAGGCGGTCCGCTAACCGAAACCACATGCGGCGCTCGCCTCGGTTGCCGTTTAGACGTTTTTTGTGGCCGCCTCGATCCGAGCCTGTTCATCCTCCGTGAGGGACAGTCCGCTCAGTTCCCGGGCCTTGCGGAAGAGAGCGGCCTGCACGCTGGCGGGCCAACCGGCAATGATGTCCTCGGGCACATGATTGCCAGCTGCGTCTACTAACGCCATGGTGATCAGCTCAGTCTGATAACCATCGAAGTTGCGAACGATCGGGGTTGCCCGACCCTTCGCATCGAGCTCCATCTTGAGACGTTTGGCGCTTTCGGTGTTGTAGGCGTCACGCTCCTTGCCAGTCAGTTCGGTGAGCGTGTAATCCTTGCCATCGATCTTGACGGGGACCGACTTGAGGGTCGTGGTGAATTCAAGGTTCTCGTTTTTCATGGGTGTGGTTGTGTGTGGTTATGGTTGCAGGCAGGAATGAATCAGGAACCGGCGACGTAGGCGGGCATGACCTCAGCCCCGGAGAGGTTAAGATTAGAGGGAATCAGCGCCACATCAGCCGTGGGCAGCTTTCCTTCCTCCAAGGCGCCGAGGGTGAAGCTGTCCAGCCAGCCCCAGAAGGACCAGGTGCTGTTGTCAGGAAACGTCACCGTGATCAGCTGGTTCTGTCCCACCATTGATAGGCAGGTCTGCAGGACTGCTGGATCATATTGGACGGAGATCTTGCCGTTGGTGATTGACTTCAACCGCGCAGCCGCCGCCGTCCGGACATCCTTGTTGCGCATCGTGGTTTGGTCGATCATTTTTCCCACGCTCACTCCGGGTGGGGTGACGTTGATCTCCTTTAACTTGACAGTGGGTTCGTCGGAGAACCCGATTAGGGTACTGAAGCCATCTTGTAGGAACATGATACTAGATCTCCTTATTTTGGGTTTGGTTATTCGCTGCTCGTCTCCGTGCAAACGAAAGTGACGTTGACGGTAAATAGGAAGCGCCGCTTAGTCCCGGGTTCAGGCCCTAAGGCCAGCGGCACCCCCCGTGAAATAGAAGGAACAGAATAAAGGTAGCTGCCTAGCGTCGTGGTCGCTCCTTTGAGCTTGTCAATAAAGGCGATCACTGCTCCGAGCTTGGCCCAACCCACGGTATAATCTCGCGCCCTGGTCTTGACCTGAACGGCATAGCGTTCGATTACCTTGCCATCATCCATGAGGCGAGCTTCCTTAATCCCCATCACCGCATACACTGCGGCCGCCTCATGCGGGATATCATCCCCATCCGGCATGGCCGAGACGTAGCAAGGCCAGACCGTCGTGTTGTCATTAGGAACGTTGACCAGGTCTGGCACAGTCAGGAACAAAGACCGAAGGATAGTGGCGGGAGTATTATTCATACCACAATCTCCTTCTTAATGACATCCCTCAGTTCCTCTGCGTGATCCAAAGCCGGATCCGAAAGGAACTTAGCTTTCTGCCCTTGACCGCGACTATGGCGGAAGGGTCCGGTCTTAGGCTTCTTGGCCAGCTCCTCGGCATAGTTGATATTGAAGAGCTCTCCATGCAGAGCGTCCATATTCTCATGGACAAAAATGGCATACTCGGCGGTGTAGCCAACCTGAACCATGGTTCCCCAACCCGCTCCAAGCACCCGCACAAAGCCGGAGCCCTTCAGAATGCCATAGTCAACTGGAACCTCTAGCTGGCTGTACCGATACAGCAACAGACCGGCTGCTCGCAGTCCCCGGTTCAACCCAGCTTGGTGGGCTACCCGCTTCGCTGCCAACTTGGCTAAGGCAGCGTTGAGACTGGAGCGAATGCCAGCGATGTCGGCAATCATCATAGGAAGATCGTGTAAAGGGTCTGAGTATTGCGCAGGTTAGTGACTCGGGCGTGCTGGCGAACTTCAAAGACGCTTGGATTGTTCTTCGGCACAAGCGGATCAACTAGAGAAGCAAGCGTGCCGAGCATAATCAGGCTCCCGATGACAACGTCTCGATCGATGTAGACAACGGCCGCGCTCACTTGGCGAGTTCCAGTGTGATCAATAAACTCCTTTGCTTCATCCTGCCAACGACAAGGGATCTGCACCGGTGTCATCACGACCGGCTGACCGTAATCATCGCTAGCCCCATTGGCGGCTCTCGCCCAAAGCACCGCCTTGTCCTTCAGGAGTTTAGAAATGAAGCTCATCAGTTACACCCCTCCTCCGGGCTGACCTACGTCGGTGGGGTTGTAGGTAGCTCGACGCGGCGTTCCCAGATGAAAGATGCCGAGGTGAAAGTCGCGCATCCGTCCGGCCTTGTTGTTCTTTGCGGCCAGTCCACCATAGGTATCGATCCGCATGGCTGTCTGCCCCCATTGGGTAGCGTCCAACCCGATGTCCACGACCTTTTGCAGCGTCTGGCGAGCGGCTCCCAGCTGCTCCGTGACCGGCCGGGGATCCCGCACCGCATAGAAGTGAGCGGCCACCCAGGTCTCGATCACGGCCAGACGAGAAGCAGAATAGCCTTGCCCTTGCAAGGTGCAGCATTCCGTCACCATCTCATTGGCAATGTTGATGAAGGGATTCAGTCCATTAAGGCTGGACCCGACTACGGCCGGATCTGTCTCAATCACGCCGGCGACATCTGTGGGACTGCATCTTCCTGGTAGCATGGAGAATTCCTCAGGGCTTCATCCAGGTCCATAAATGGAAACTGAGTGATCGCCGAGTCTCGATTGGTGTTGTAGATTTCCGTGCCCGGGAAGATCTGGCGGTGGGTCCGGGCGATCTGATACCAAGCCTCATTGAATTTGAGGTACACGGTTGGGTTGGGCTTTTCCACTAACCGCTGGTGCCAGTTGCTGTCTCCCTCCTTGGACAGCTTGCCATCATAGCCCAGGAGAAAGACTCGGCGGGCCCCAAGCAGCAAGGCCAGATGAATGGCGCTGGCCCCGGTGCTCCCACCATAACCGTAATAGAGGCTGCCATCCGTCGTCAGCCCCTTCATGGTGCGGGGCAAGCACAGCACCCATGATAGGTTTGGCGGGACATACTCGCATTGCGTGGCCACGCAGCCGCCCTGCTTGAAGTAAGCAAACAGCTCTTCCTCGTACCTGGCGAACCAGGGCTGGTCGCTAAACAGGCAAAGGTGGCAGACATTCGGGCCGTGGATAAAGGCCGAGTTGCACCCGATCGTCCGACGCCCCTCTAGTCTGCGCCAATCAAACTCGCGCAGACTAGGGCCCCCTCCGATCAAATAGACATCGGCGTCGGGCCATTCGCGTTCCGGTGTCCATTTCACGCGAGTTCGGCGACATAGGCGTCGACGTCGCCCTTGACCAGGGGTTTCTTGTTGGCAAACCGGGTCGGGTTGTCCCGATCCGCGACGAAGTACCCGTCAGTCCGCTTGAAGACCAAGAACCCGGCTCGACGGGCTTTCGGGAACTGGGCAGTCACATCAACCCCCGGTTTTGCGTCTCCCGGGGCCTCAGAACCGCCTGTTTCAGCCGATTCCGCCCTCGATACGCTGGTTTGAGGGGTGGATTGGGGTGTTGGTGCCGGGGCGGGGGCAGCAGGGGCGCTAGGTGGGCTAGCGGGCGTATCGACCTTCACGAACTTGTTGGGGAAGGCCGCCATTAGATTGAGCTCGGTGACAACGATGTCTCCATCAGGTTGTCCCTTGCCGTAGACGATCTCTTTCTTCGAGCCGGGCTCAGTGTGGTGGTGGACCCCGGCGATGACGCGATAGGCAGTTTTCATAGCGTGTGGTTTTTGGATGTGTGTGTGGTTGTGACTAGCTCAAAAGAAAGGAGCCCAGACAGCACCTAGCACCGTCTGGGGCATCCTTTTCCTCATGTCCAGGACTGCAAGAGTGTCCCGGTCAGGTGTTCAGCAGGTCTTGCGCGACGGGAGAGCCGTGGACGATACCGGTGTTGCCGTTGATGTCAGCACGCAGCTGGGGCACCAGAATGGCCATCACCTTGTAATTCATCTTCAGCCCGCCCTCTTCCGGCCACTGGACCGTCGTGAAGTCCAGCCCGACGATCTCCCGGATCACGTCCGAGGATTGCTGGACCAGCAGCATCTGGTAACCAGTCAGGAAGTCGAGCGCCCGAACGTCCTGGATACCGTCGATCGCCTTGAGACGCTCCCGGAGGGTCTGCGTCGCAACGTTACCGCCAGTCAGGATGTAGTCGTTGTCGAGGTACTGGTCCCAATTCGTGGCCGCGTACAGGATCCACGGCCCGAAGTGAAGTTGGCTGATCGACGCTTGCTTCATCGCCAGCACTTCATTCAGCGTGGTCTTCGGCACCCAGGCCGACAGGGTTGGAAGGGTGAGCAGCTTGGTAATGCGCTGCGGGAACGTAGTCGCCCCGTAGATCGTACCACCCCCGAAGGCAAAGTCGCCACCAGCCCAGTTGCCCAGGCACATCTGCTCGGCGACTTCAGCAACACGTCGGGCGGCCGCTTCCGCCGCCGCGGTGTCGAGTGGAGTTGCGCTCTCCCGGCTGACCATGATCTGGCGAGCACTGAAGCTGAAGTCAGAGTGGATCAGGGGAAGGGGCAAATTCTCCATGGCGTACTCCTGGCGGTCGTTCTGCCCCTTGCGCAGACCATCCATGCTCACGCTCGCCGAACCGGGGTCAGTGCTCTTCTCAGAACTCAGCACGGTCTTGGCGAGGCCGTTCGGAATAGTGAACTGCAAGCCACCAGCCCGCAGGTCAGCGACGAACCGCAAACGACCACGTGCCGCTTTCAGAACGGCCGTATCCAGCTGGCGCCACTCGTCGTAGCGCATGGTGGCCGCCGCATTGATGACCATCTTCTGCGGTTCAATCTTCCCGGTGCGCGGGTTGTACTTGTTCAGGGTGACGCAGGTCCGACCCTTGCTGTCCCAGTAGGGGCGGAAGATGCCAACGTCACCGTTGGCCGCCATTAGGCGGGATGCAACGGAGCCTTGGGCGACGCCGTTCAGAATGAAATCCAATGCAACTTTGTTCATTGTGATATTCCTTGTTCAGTAAGTTGTGGGTTTCGATCGTTAGGCGTTAGAAGACCCGCACGCTGTGGTGCGTGTCGACGGCCCCAGTGCCCGAAAGGTCAACAGCGCCGCCGATCTCATCGACCTCAGCGATGATCTGCTTGACCTGGCCTGTGCTGGCAGCGGCGCTGGCGAGAATGAGTCGTCCGGCGCCATCACTGATCAGCTGGGAGCCGATTGGATAGTTCGCCCCGGCTTTCAGCAGGGCGTTGACGCGATCGCCAGTCACAAAGCAGCGAGCGCCCACCAGGGCACCCGAAGCGTATGCGGTGTCGATGTTAGCCACGCCGCCGGCCTGAGCCGGATCGTTGCGTGACACGAGCGCTTCCTCAAGGGCGAAGCGTTTGACAGCAAAGCCCCCTTCGGTGGAATGGCGTCGGAAGAGGCCAAGGGAAGTAAGCTCGATCAACATCCCTGGATAGATGTTCGCATCGTAGGCCTTTGCTTCCTCGCGCTCAACAAACGTCGCCAGTTCAACACGACGGGGCTTTTGCGGAGTTGGAATTACAAGAGTCATGGTCGATCTTGGTTTCTGAGTTGTGGGTTTCTGGGTTTGATGTCAGCGCGGGCCCTTAGGAGGCCTTTGCCTCCTCTTCAAAGTTCATCACAGGAGCCTCGAGGACCTCGGCGTCCTCCCCCTCCTGGTTCTGGACCGGCCGGACTTCGCCCTGACCGTTGAAGAGAGGAGCACGCCCACCGGGCGTGTCATTCTCGACAATCCCACCCCCGGCCAGCTTGGCGAGTTTCCGAAGCTGCTTGAGGGGCATGGCCATGAGTTCCTCTTCGGTGTACTCGTTGGCCTCGTTCTGGGTGATGTACTCGACCAGGCGGGAGATCTCAGCTTGGACAGCCTCGACCCCGTTGGTGACCATCTCGCTCACTTCCGGTGGAACGGTCCGGAGGAAAGCGTTGAGGCTGAGGGGTTTCTTCCCCTTGCCCTTGTTGGCGTTGGTGGCGGGGTCGTCGTCTTTCAACGTGGCCTTGCCGCCCTTGCCCTTCTTCTCGGAGTCCTCGGCCGTGCCTCCGCTGTCTCCGGCGCCGCGGTCATCGTCCTGGTTGTCTTCGGCGTCCGAGTCTTCGTCAGCGTCGGCAACCGTTGCGTGGTCGATGGCCTCGCGCGTGTTCTGCGCCAGGGCATCACCTTGCTTGTGGAGCTCCTCGAGCCGCTCCTCAGGAAGTCCGGTGAGGTACTTCCGGTCTTTCTCGGTCCAGCCATGATTTTTGATCAGGCTTTCAATGAGTTGCTTTTTGTCCATGGTATTGGTGCCCTCACGGGCTTCGTTGGTGGCGGGTTCGTAAGAGGTCTTGCGAACCACCGCCTCTGGCTCGCCCTCAAGACTAACTTGGTCATCTCCGTCGACGGAATAAGCCTGCTTGAACAGCTTGCCGCTACCATCGTCGTAGACAAAAGAATCATCAAAAACGTCTGTCACCCAGCAGGTGCAAATGCTGCCGGGACTGGAGCCATCCGACTTCCCATCACGCAGCTTCTTGGAAATCTGCTGGCGGATGTCATCGAAGGAAATCTCATTGAGCGCTTCCTCCTCCTCATTCTTGCCCATGGTCGGATATCGCCGCGCCACCTTAGCCCGCACGATCGCCTTCTCCTTCGGTGAACCATGTTGAGAAACACGAGATTTGGCGGCGGCGGCGTGCCTGCGATCGTGAATTGGATAGCGCCGACCCGGCAGCGCGAAAGCTGAATCAGGCAAACGATTGCGGGACTTCGCCGTCAGAACCTTGTTAGCCGTGACCTTGTCACAATTCGCGGCCATCCCATCGTGCAGCTTGGCCGCGCTGGTGTGATAAGCCGACATGATACTGTCCTGGCCATTGTTCGCACGCCGATGGGCCGATGCAGCATAGCGGTGGGCAATAGCAGCACTTCGATGGGCCCGAGCCACTCCGGCGGACATCGCTTGGTTGCTGCGCTCCGTTGCGGCAGCCGTGGCAGCATCACTCTCTTCTGTCCCGCTCCACTCGCCCTCATCATCATTCGCGCCGGCATCGGTCCCCCCGAGGGCGTCACTGTGGGAAATATTCTCCGTGGCCCCTTCCTCATGCTCATCAGCCAAGCGTCGCTTGCCCCGATTCTTCGCTGGCTTTGGATTGTCCGTTGAGGCGGCCTCGGCTTCATCACCCCAATTCTTGTGATCGTTGGCCTTGGTCGTGTGCCAGTCCGAAAACGCTTTGTGCCCGGCCTTCGCGTAGAGCCGCGCCGCTTTGCTATGCAACTCAGCCGCTCCATCATGAGCCTTCTTCGTCCCGCTGATCACTGCCCACGCGCCCTTGCGATTGGCGTCCCGACTGGCGGCGTGCGCTGCTTCCATCGGCTTCGGAGTCTTGTGCTTGGAGTCGCCTTGCTGATCCAGGTCGGCCTGCTCCTCGTCCTCCTCCGAAGGCTTGCCGGCATTATACGTGAGCACGCGCACGAGGGTGTCCTCATCGATCTCCGCGGCCTGATTGCGCATGAAGCCCGCCCCGTCATCAATGCTGCAGGCCCCGCGTTTGTCGGGCAGGATGGCCAAATGGTCCGGGCGGTAGTTGCGAGCAATGGCATCATACGCCTCCCCATCAAATTCACCTGGGTTAAATTCCTTGTCGACGAAGACGCCAGTGGACAGCTCCATCATCTGCTCGTTCTCGATCGCTTTCATCACCCGCGGCTCGACAGCATCGGCTAGGGCCGGCTCGACCCACGCCTCTGCGACCAACCGGCCTTTGTCATCAAAGCGGGTGTTCATGATCATCCCGACTTGATAATTCTCGGCCACGTCCGGATCACAGGCGCTGCGCCCTTCCCCATTTTCCTCCGGGTGGTTGACCACCACTGGCTTCATGTTCCAGACGCAGGGCGTCTTGCTGAGTTCGTCGCCGGGGTAGAACAGCGCACCATTCGAGCCCTTGTGAACGCCCTCCGTGATCATCACCATGGGCACCGCGAGGTAGTCGCGCCCTTGCAGGCGCTCATTGCGGACCAGCTTCTTGGAAGGGGTGAGATTGAAAACGATCTCAGTCCGCAGGTTGCGAACAAGCCCTTCAGTGGCACCTACGTTCAGGACAAGTTTTGAACGACCTTGCCCTTGCCGTTTCCGGGACTTTGACATAGAGAGTGAAAAACCAATCGAGGGATGAACAATGAGCCCCTTCGTTGGGTCACTCTGCTGAGTCAGCTCTGCCCGTTAGAATGAATTAGCCGGGATGTCAACTATCTAAATAGGAGGAACTGACTTAACCCGAAGGCTTTTTCTCCCGCAGCCGATCCTTAATGACAACGCTTTCTTCCTTGGTGAGTCGAAAGATCCTCCCATTCTCAATATAGAGCGCGACCTTGCCAAACCACTTTGGGTCACGCAACAGAAGCAATTCTTGAACGACAAGTTCGAGGTCAGGTGGGAGAGGGTTTGTCATGTGAATTTCGGCTGATGTCATCAACCGGTAGGAGGAAAGGACGAGGAACAAGGATGTAACGGCGGCAAAGGAGATGAACAAGCACTTGGTGAAGCGGAGTGACCATATTCCCTTCCTTCCACTCATGCGCCAAGTTGTCAGCTTGTTCGAGCAGGTGAGCTTCGTCGGGCAGTCGGTCGAGTACGCCGAGGAGGCCCTGCAAGCTGCATTCCAACTCGACGGCTTGGTGCAGAGCTTGCTGCGTCAGGGCGCTCAGCGCGTCCATCCCAGTCTTGCCAGACGCGGGGGCCAAAGGATCAGGGTCAACCGGCAGGGCCAGGGTCGGGGCGGCAGCCTGCAGAGCCTTCTTCACGTCCTCCCAATCCGCTCCGGGAAAACGGCGCAGCAAATCTTCTGCTTTGTATTTTCGCAAGACCATCGCCACAGCGACACGAGCTTCGGATTCTGTCAGGTTACGGCTCATGGAAAACTCTCCAGTTCATATTTATCAGCAAACTCAGCAATGCTCTCCCGCTGACGAAGCGTGAACTCCTCGCGCTGCAGGTTGCTGGTGACAAACTCCCGTTCAAAATCATTGAGCTCCTTAAAGTCATCCATCTCCTGCATGACCGCCCGACATTGCTCGTGATTGGGGAGAATCATTGGTCAGAGAAGAGTTGGTAGTTCATATGGTTTATAGGCCTCCACGCGCAGAGTTTCCTGATCATCTCGTTCCCGCCCGATCACCTTCCAATGACCATCACATTCCGCCCGACCTTCCTGATGGATTCGTTCAAACCCGGCGGTGACCAGCATTTGAGAGAGGATCTCATAGTGGTACACCATCAAATGTCCATACTTGGTGATGATGTCCTCGCGCCAAGCTCGAGGTAACCGTTCCAGTTCCGGCACGCAGATCCGCAGGACTCCTCCCGGTGCCAGCACTCGGTGACACTCCTTAAGCAGTCGGTATCCATCCGGGGCGGTCAAGTGCTCGAGGAGATGCTCGAAGAAGACTCGCTCGGCGCAGGCATCAGAAAAGGGCAAAGGATGAGTAACATCCAGCACCTTAATCTCAGGATGGTTGACCCGTAAGTGGGGATCAAGATCAAAGTTCTCCCAGGGAGGAGGCAAGACGTTGATTGAGCAACCGAAGTGGAATTGACGTTTCATAGGTAAGGCTTTGCGATAGGTTGATCCCCAGCTCTTCTCCCATCGATGGACCACGATCGACTGAGGGTGGGGGAGACATTGCGCGGGAGGAGTATCCCATGAATAAGGATAGCAGAGGTGAGAGGCAATGACCGTCAGCCTTTCCCTTGGGGCTTTGGTCATCAGGAAGACGGCCTGTGGAGGGACTAGGGGAATGGGTAGATGTTCAAACTGCCACTTCACCCAAGGATGCCCAGCCTCTGCTCCAAAGAAGGCATTGCAGAGCAGCCCGTCTGCCTGCGGCGCAGCAAAGGCCGAGTACTGGACCAACCCATCCAAACTGTGCAGGCACTCAACATCCACGTCGAGATAGATGCCACCAAAGGTCTGAATGGCCCAAAGTCGCACAAAGTCGGCCGACGCAGCTATCCCTTGGCATCGACTCCGGACCAGTGCCCAGTTCAACCCGAGGTTCTCCATGGTGGTCTCAGTCCAGAGAAGGTAACGCCAGTCGGGATTCTTTTCCCGGACCGACTCCATCATCTTCTGGAGCCCTTGGTTTGGGGGGTTAGGTCCCAACCATACCTGATGGAGGATCTTCGGGATCATTTCTTCCTTAAGCAGTAGGAGGGCCAGTCAAGCTCAGAGGTCAGGTATTGGATCTCCCAACCTTCCTCAGCACAGAATTGATTGACCGCTTTGACCACCCCAAACTCTAGGGTCCTGGCCCATTGGGTGGTTTCGATGTAATCATGCCCCATAATGAAACCCCCCGGTTTCAGTCGCTTCGACCACAACCTCAGGTCTTGGATGACCTCGGGGTAGATGTGGAACGCATCGAGGTAAAACCAATCGAGCATGAACATGGTCTGGACAGCGATATCAGCCGAGAAGCCCCGATGGATGATTACTCGACCACGGGCAATGTCTTGAGCCAACTTGCGCTGGGTCTCCCGAAGGTTCTCCTCGTGGTTGCTGTTGTTCATGCACGCATCCCGCTCATATTCCTTGTATTTGATCCAAGGATCGATCAGATGCAGCGCGGCCAAGGGACACTGCGCCATGATCACAGCGAAGTCTCCTCGGAAGACTCCGATCTCGGCCCCAATGGAGCCGGGGAGAATGACCTTACGAACGAGGTCTTGTCTGGTTGGTAATTTTTCCATAAAGATCGCGCATTCCTTCCCGCACCGCTGCGCTCGAGCCTCGATGGGCACACCAGCCCAAGGAGGCTAACCGCTGGCAGTCGAGCCGAACGATGGGTACATCACCCTGCCATCCTCGAGTTCCTCCCGAGTACTCAAACCTCACTTCTTCTGGGTTGAGTCCCACCTCCTCACAAGCGATGCGAGCAATTTGATAGACGGTAATGGCATCACAGGACGCAATGTTCCACACCCGATAGGAAGGGAATTGAATCTTCTCAATTCGGAACAGCGCATCAATGACATCGTCCACGTAAATGTAGCTCTTTGATTGCTGCCCGTCGCCGAGGATCCGGAGGAAGGATGGATGACGGAGTAGCTGATTGATAAAGTCACAGCTGACCCCGTGGGTTTGGTTGGGTCCAACAATGTTAGCCGGACGCAGCACCCTTGCCCGAAGGCCGAACATGTGGCAATGGGCTGCAATCATTGCCTCGCAAGCGAGCTTGCTGGCTGCATACGTGGAGATCGGAATGCACGGACCATGATCCTCCGAGAAAGGGAGGAGACCAGTCGGGGCCTCCCCATAGACCCCGCTGCCCGAGAGGTAGAGCAGGTTTCCGATCTCGCAGATGCGCATCAACTCGAGGACGTGCTGGCAAAGCACGGTTCCTTGGCGAAAGTCGATCCCAGGATCTGTCACCGCTTTTGAAATATCGGGATTGGCCACGAGATGAACAACGGTATCAAACATGCCCTCCTCTGGGACTGGGACCTGATGAAACCAGTGTGGGTCAGCCAAATCCCCTTCGATGACGTTGAGAAGCGGATGATTAATAAATGGCTGAAGATGTTCCCACCTCCCAGAGCTAAAGTTGTCGAAGACGGTGACCCGCTCCATCTCCTCAAGGGCAAGCAAGTGTCGGACCACATTGCTGCCAACCATGCCAGCTCCACCAGTAACGAGTATCCTCTTCATGCTATAACCCCCCGTTTCTTTGCCTCTTCGAATTCAGCTCGCTTCCATTGCTGCGCATACCAGACTTCATCATTCCAGGGAATGGGACGATCCCGATCGACTCCGAATGATAATTCCTTCACCTTGTCCGGAGCCCGCTTGCGCATGAGGGCAAACTTCCGCTCACCCGTCAACCGGTCCTTGGTCTCCATCCTCCAATCATTGATGTCAGGACCCATTGCTAGGTAATCGCGCACAAACCTCCAGATGGCTGCGTGGCGCACTAGAAAGAGAGATTGAGTAGCCGGAACGAACTTGTCCGTGACCAACGGCCGACCAATTACCCAATCCCCTTCGCCTAGGTCGTGGTACATCCGCTCGATGAAGGGACCAAACGCCAGACAGTCCTGCTCAACGTAAATGAAGTCCAACACGGCGTTATAGGCGATCATGGCCGTAGCAATCATCGGGGGCGTCCATCCGACCAGATCAAAGTTCTTGCGCCCCTCCTGCTTGTCCTTGATGTGCCCTAGGTCACCCGGGCAGACAATCGTATCCACCGGCCGTCGATAAAAAGGAGCTGCTCCCCCGGCGGTCAATACCACCACCTTCTCTGGCAGTGGATTGGCATAGCGTACAAGGTTTTCCATCCACACATCAGCAAACTCATTTGCTGGGATGGGGGTCTTGGCATTCTTAACGTAGCCCGAGCCTATAAGGTAGTGGCGAGCGGGAGTGGTCACGGTGACAGCGGGGTTGGAAGGTTGAGGTTGGGAAGAAAGGATAATCGGAGAAGCAGGAGGAGTAGGTAATGCCTCAGGTGGCTTGCGAATGCTCGCTTCCGAAGTGACCAACAGACCCTTCACGGCCTGCTGAACTGAGGCGACTGAAATGGTATCCATCGGATTGCGGGGAGGATTTCCCAGATCAATCTGGTTCATACTGTTGAGGCGGTGGCGGATCCCAGTGAAGGGGTGATTAGGATCACTCTTTATCGCCACCGTGTCGGGCGCATCACAAAGGATCAACTCGGGACTGGTCACTCCAAATAGCACCACCCGAGGAGTGAAGACAGCCCCGGCGACATGGGAGGGGAAGCTATCAATCCCCACAAAGAGACGAGCAGCTGAAATGACCGCGGCCAGCTGCAGGAAGTTGGTTCGATTGCGCAGGTCAAGCACTCCAGTCAGCTTGTAAGGCGGAGGGCTGCCTGGCTCATAAGCCCCTACCACGACCACCGGCAGCAAGGCCTCCAGCACCAACCACTCAATCAGATCACGCCAACGAGCTTCGGCCCAGGCTCGCCCTGGCCATAGTCCTGGACCTGGGGCCACAACCACATACTTCCTACTTAGGTGGGGTGGGATTTGCTCTCGAACCCAATGGTGGTCCACTTCGGCCGGATAGATCTCGATGGTGTGAGGACAAGTCCCAGGGGCAAACCCTGCGCTCTTGGCAAAGCCATCAATTAGATGGCGGTCGGGAGTCTTTTCATACTGCACCAGGTCGAGATTGATCACGGTCTCAGGTGGACAACCATAACCGATCTCGCCTGGGCTAGCCCGCTTCACCCGGGGATTGTTCAGGAAAATCTCAGGGAACCGAGTCCGAAAAAAGATCTCAGCGTCAGGATACTTGAGGTTGAGGGCCCGGACTACGGCGCTGCACAGCAGGACATCGCCGCGCATGAGATGGCGAACCAAGACATAGGAGTTGGGATGGGACATAGGAGTTAGGGTGTGTGGAAAGGGGGTTCAACGTAACCGCACCGTTTGAAACGCTAGATGTAGGGGCAAAGAGCACGTTTCCGCCCACGATAGCGGCGATTCCTGCCCCTACAGCGGGGGTCCAGCATAGCTGACACCCCTGCGCAGCGTCAGGGCCAGGATTTGAAGCTGTGGGCTTCGTTAAAACGATGTAAAAGAACGTGTTCATCCCCCTTCTCCTTCGGCCACCAACTCTTCCTCCGCTGCTTGCTCCTCCTCACTCACCTGCTCCTCTTCCTTTGGCGCCACGCGCTCTTGCTGCTCCTGTATTGGCATTGGGATCCAAGCGCAGCGGCAGTTGGGATGGAGTGGGATCATCCCGCGCGCTTCATCGATGGTGTAAGGACTCTCATCAGCCGCATCTTGGCAGTCGTCACAGACCGCGTCGTCATCAGCCGTGCTCCACTCCGCCTCCATGCCCAACTCTTCCATCCCCATTGCCTGGAACGCATCCAGCTGCCCCTCCGCGTGAGCGCGAACAATCTCCGTCCGCGCAATCATCAGCGCTCGCGTGCGCGTCATCCCATCGATCTGGTCCACCATGTCCCGTGCGACTTCAGCTGCCCCTGACCCATCCACCATCCCATCCGCCAGGATCCGATTCAGCTGCGTCTTCTCATACGCCGACAGCCCTTTCATCTCCTCAAAGGCCCGGGTGGCCAGGGATTGCACCTGCTCGATCGCGACCGGCGAAGCAAAGGTATCCCGGAGGAACACTGCTTGAGCTTTGGCGTAGAAGGTAGGATCCGCCCGCAACTCTGGGTGGGCATCGATATAGGCCCGGACAATCCCTTGGCGGTAGGCGCTGGTGATGTAGGAGGCGGTCAGGGGATTGTCCGGGTCGGTCTGGCCAACGAGACCCAACACCCCTGCGTTCATCTGTTGCTCCAGCCATTGGCTAAAGGCCTGAAGCTTCTTGGAGTCGGTCAGAAATTGATAAGCGGCATGAGTGACCGGCTTCGGATTCGTCCCTTTGCCCAGCCCGTAGCTGTCCTCTGTCTCAACGTGGCGAATGATCTGCTTGGCGAGCCATTGGAACCGCCCGATCAGTTCTCGCGCAAAGGCGTTCTGGATGAGCGTCGTTCGGGAGGGATCAATGCGTCTGGCAACGGGAGGCATAAAATTGGTCCTTTGGTGTTTTCAGAACCTACTCGGCTCTTACCATCCTCAGGACTAAGCCACCTTGTGGCCGTAGGTCTGGATCGTCTCAGGCTTTACTTCACCCTCGATGAACCAGTAACGACCTGGTGCCGTGGTCGAGTCACGATGAGAGCAGGAGGACAAGCGTTCGACTTGTCGTCCATACTGGTCACGCGCGGCCTCGTCCGCTGATAGGAACAGCACGTTGGTACAGGTGCTGGGCTGGCCCGGTGTTCCCCAATCCGCCGTCACCAGTCCATTGTGAAGAACTCCAACTTCATCCACCACCTTCACTGCGCTGCCTAGTTTTATGACTTCGCCTTGCATGGTTCTCTCCTTGTTACCCGGGCGGAATTGCCCGGAATCACTCCTTGGCGTAGCCCGGCTTCTTGGCCGGATTGTGGGACGTGACCTTCCGCTTGGTGAAGGGCTGGCTCTGCCCTTTGGTCGAGGCGATGCGCTTGCGCAGCTTGCCCTGCCCGACCTTCACTGCGTCAACTTCTGTCTCCGGCAGCAGGGCCTTAGCATCGGCGTTAGCAATAGCGGCACGCTTGGCACGATCATTGTCAATGAGCCGCTGCCGCTGCTTGAATGATAGGGGCTTGTTCCGATACATGGTCTTTCCTTGCTTGTTCGAGGTGGGCCCGGTATTTGGCCGGGTCATAAACGTCATCAAAAGGCCAGCCGTTCTCCTTCTCCCATGCCCGCTTAAACTCCAGCTCACCGGCCTCCAGCAAAAACCTGATCAGCTGGTGCCGGTGCTTGAGCGTGCCTAACTCGGTGATCGCCGGGGCTTCCCGGGCAATGATCGCTCGCAGCTTCTCCGTAGACTGCGCTTGGTATAGGCGCTTGAGCTGGGTGAGCAGCGCCTTAATCCGATAGGCCGGATGATCCCGATTAGGAACGGTGATGAAGTGGGGCACGGCTATTTCTTTCCTGAACCAGCTTCTTTGTCAAGTAGAGCAGCCATTATCTTGGCACAGTGTGGACAGGAGACAGATGGATGATCGGCTACGGATAATGGTAATCCAGTCACTCCCCATTCAGACCATCCTGCCGAGGAGCCCTGGGGCTCTCTTCCACAAAGCGCCGTCCAACCATTAACGAAATGAGTGATAACTCCCTTAGTATCTCCTCCGCTGCGAGCACGACTACTAAGATAGGAGACACGGTAGGACCCTGAAGACTTTGCGACTTCCAACCTAGCGGTCTCCGATCTTGAGAGTTTTACCTTTTGCGATTCTGTCCCTTCTCCTGACCCTCCCCGCTCTCCTGCCCGACCCTCATGGCCAAAGTTGCCGGAACCTGTCCCACCGTGCATCGTCAGGGCGGCGCGGTGAGCGCGATCTACTTCAGTCTCAGCTTGCCGCTGGTTGTAAGACAACGGCTTGTTTCGCAGGCGATGGTACATAGGCCCTCCTAGCGTTTGCGCGTCGTGCTATGGTAACCGGCGCGGAAGCCCTTGCGCCCTTCCCTGGTGCGGGCGTGCTCGGTCGGGGTTTGGGGCCCCAGCCCAGCCTCCTTCGCGCGCTTGCCGGCCTCTCGGGCCATGATCTCCCGACCCTTCGGCGAATTCCGCCAAGATGCGTTCTCGGTCAGGTCAGGGGCGGCTGAGTAGCCGGGGCGCAAGACCTCCTCGGCATTGTCAGCCTTGCCCTGCTTCTTAAAGTACTCAATCTCCGCTAGTCGCTGGTGGGCCTTCCCTTCCGACATAGGCTTAGATAACCGCTTGCCCTTGTGGGAGAAGACTGCCCAGCCCCCTGGCACCTTGCGGACGTAGTTTGCCGTCAGCTTGTCCCCATCTCCGTTCCCTTCTCCATGCAGCGTCGGTGAGGCAGGCCGAACTGGCTTCTTCACTACGCTCGGCTCAATCTTCCCCGGTGCTCTGAGTCCTGGGGACCGCGGCGGGGTAAAGGGTCCTTGCGTTTCCCTCAACCCGCCCTTGCCAAAGGCCCCACCACGCGCTGCCCGAGCCTGTAGGAATGGATCCCCGGCGTTTGGAAAGTTGGAGACCTCGGTAATGCGCGCCCCACCCTTCCCCGTGTTCGGGATGGGCATGCCTCCCGGAGGGGAAGGTTGCGGAGAAGCTGGGGCCGGCGGATGAAGAGCCTGATAGGTGCTGCCCGGTTGCGCGCCCTGCTTGAGATATTTGGTCAGCTCCTTCATGGCCGCGTCCGCCTCTTCGTCGGTCATGTTCATAAACAACTTCAAGAAGAGCTTGGGTGGGAGGATTGTATCACACCCACCCGTGACATATTTGTTCAACGCATCGGCCAGCTGAGCTGCCACCTTGGCCTTCTCCTCATCGCTCGGCGTGTGTAAGTCCTCCCACGTCACCGTCGTACCCTTGTTCATGTCGGCCAAGGGTGGGAGAATACCCATGTAGATCAGCCGAGTGACCAGAGGATTGAGAACGTAGGGTTCGCAATACTTGCTCTGGCGATTGCCGATCCGTTCGTTCCAGGCGGACGTATCCTGATCACCGGCCAGCCGCGCTTCCTCCGTCCCAATGAAGACCCGATAAGGACAACCAATGGAAGCGCAAATCGCCTGGACATGCGTTTTGAAGTGAGACGCCGGGTCGGCTAGCTGAACGGTCAGACTCTTAGCCTGCACCCCGACCAACGCCAAGTACCGCTGCAGGCCAGATTGATAAGCTTCAAACTCCTTGCGCATCTCCTCCGGATCCATCTGCCCCACGCTCTGCAACTCCGGATTGACCTCGAAGCTGATCCCAGGGAAACCACCCTTCCAAAACATCTCCCCCGACCCGGCCAGCACCTTGCGCAAGTCAATGAGTCGATTGACTACGCTGGCCGGCCTGGGCACGCCGTACACCTCGCTGGACTCCCGATTGTCGGCCAAGTGGATGACTCGCGTCCAATGGACCGGGGTTGGGCTGGTCGGCATGGGCGCGACCGGCTGGATGACTTCCGTATTCACCCCGTATTGGATGAAATTGATGTTGTAGAGCAGCGGCTGGCCATAGCGCGGACTGCGAATGTCGATTTCGAACTTGTTAATGGTAACGGCCGACTCGTCGAAGACCCTGGTGTAGATCAGATGCAGACTCGGGTTGCGAGCTGTCCGACGCCGCAGGTCAATCTTCTTGTTGGGATCCTGCTGCCCTTGGAGCCAAAGGGGCATCGATCCATCCAGCGGTACTCCATCCACCGGCTCGATCAGCTGCTTGCCATCATCCACCCCAAGCAGAATGACGCCGAAGGTCCCAATACCCGAGAGCTTGTCCGCGCGCTGGAGCAGGGAAAAGAGCTGGAACTTCTTCTCCAGCGCCAACCAAGCGACTTCGAAGGGCGTCAAATTTTGGTCGTCCGTCTCGAGAACTTCGGGATCCTGCTTCCAGGCTTCCTCCGGGAAGATATTGACGACGCGCTTGCAAATCCCTTCCCGATCATAGAAGCTCTTGAGGTAAGCCGGAGTAAGCATCTCCGGGTAACCGCACTCCTTGTCAATGTCCTTACCCCGGTCAATCAGCTGTTCCAAAAAGCGCCCTCGCAAATTCAGGGCCGTCATCATCAAGTCGTTGGTAGTAATCTGGCTCATGGAGTCTCCTTCTCCCTTATCTATTCGTACTCGCGAGGAGCATCCTCACCCCACCAAGAAACGAATAGAAACCAGAACAACCAGAGGAGCGAGTTGACAGGCCCAGCTTTCAGCCAAGACACGCACGCAACAGTATCACTCCGTTGGGATGAGTTGTTCGTACTGGCCCAGCTACGACAAACCACTCTAAAAAGCAATGTCTATTTATCCAGCAGCCTTGTCAGTGGGGCAGCTTCGACAGGTCGGCGTGCTGCTTGTCCACTACGTAGATCTCCCAATGCTGCACGAAGTTAGGATTGCAATCCTTCGGTGTGTCCAGCGAGGCGTGTGGATACTTCTCTGCGGCCAACTCCTTAAAAGGGATCACCGGATGGCGATGGAGGATGATTAACTGTCCAACCTGAAAGTCCCGGGCAAGGCGCGCCGTGGCTTGTACGGTCCCAGGCATCTTCGGGTCCATTCCCATCTCTGCGAACCTTCCCATCAGCCAAACACCGATGGCCTGCAGATCCTGGACATACTGCGGTTTGAGCGGGATGATCTTCATTCGGTTTCCCCGACCTTGGGCTTGGGTGGATTGACCAAGGGTTTGGTGATCCCACAAAGCTGACAATGATTTACAGTCCTCGGAAACGGCATTGGAATAACCAACGTGGCTGCATCACAGCGGCATTGAAACACCTCCCTGCCTCCCACCCTGACGATGTGACACCCAAATGGAATCTCGGCATTCAATTGCAAGAGGGATCATCCGGCGCCTTCACTACATCCTCGGGCAAATCCGCGAGGTCTTCTTCTTCGATCCCAAAGTAGTCGAGGACTTCACGATGAACCTTGCCAATGGCCTGCTCCCCTTCCGGTTCCGGCAGCGCACCCGTCTGCAAGATTTTGTGAATACCAGCCAGGGCGCCGGCCATAAACATCCGCTCACAGGTCTTTCGCTGGCGGCACTTCGGCTTAGGGCAGACCCGACGCATCAGCTCATCGAAGGCTTCTTTAAGGTTCTGGCTCATGACAAAAAGAGACCCGCTGCCACTTTGAGGGCCTGATCAAAGGTCCAAGTCGGCTCAAAGCGCCGAAGGGTAGAGCAAGGGAAATGGGAGTGTATCTCATATCCATACCGACGATGAAGCTCCTTGTCAGCATAGATGATAGCCCGGACCTCAATCCCAAAGCGCATCAACTCCCGAGCAATAGACAATTTGGCCCGCAGCATTGGTCGAAGCTCCACCCGAATGTTGTTCGCAGTCTTGCGAGGGCAGACCTGATCACGTGGGAAGAAGCTGTCCCCACAAATGATCGGAGCAAAGGAGGTCGTGAGTCCATTTGACGGACTTCAGCTTTTCGGGCCAAAGGATTCCGACGAAGGTCCCGTTCTGGAACAGCAACCGGCGAAGGGTCAGGATCGCCCGGCGTCGAAGTTGATCAGACCTTGCGCCCGTTCCCCTGCGACATATTTCTTCGCCTCTGCGATGACATGATCGATCAGGGGGACCGCGTGTTTCGGAAGCGGGATCGCCTTCGGGCCGGGTTCGGGCGTGGTTCCTTCGACCGGTTCCGGGGCGAACAACAGGCGAAGCGGCGTCGCGATGTTGAACGGCCGGTTGCTTTCCGGGATATCCTTCTTCGCGATGATCGTGATCAGTTGGGCGTCGATCGTCCCGGCAAGCGTGATTCCGCCGACCGTCATCTTGTCGACGTAGGCCGGGGGCAATGCGCAGATCACGCAAACCAAGGACGT